CTGTTGCTGGTGGTGGTGCCGGGGGTATGGGCGGGGGTATGGGCGGGGGTACCCCGGGCGGTGCCCCTGGAGCGGGCAGCAACGGACTCGCCTCGGTGAATACCATCGCCCCAACCAACAATCCGTACTCGGACGAGATGACGCAGCACATGCAGAATCAGGCACTCGAAACTGCCTACACCAACGCGAACCCTCTGGCGCAGGCGAAGAACTTCACCAAGCCGGGTGTGAGTCGTGGTGCTGGCACGATGGCGCAAGTAATCCCTCAGATGCAGGCGCTCGAGGCGCAGGGGCAGCTTCGTAATCAGATGATCCCGTTTGAGAATCAGATGGCGAACGCTGCCCATCAAGCGGGCGCGGAGAACTACCAAGGCAACCTTGCAATGGCGCAGTTCGACTTGCTGCGACAGATGCAGAACCAAGAGACTCAATTCAACCAAGGCATCTACGGTGCCCTCATGGGTGGAATTGGCGGCTTGATCTAACACGCACAAGGACACGCTATGTCACGCTTCACGAATCCGCTGGCGATGCTACTCGGACAGACTCCCCGTTCCGCCGATCCCAACGCAAAGCCGTGGGAGATTGAGCCGGAGCGCCCGTCGCCCGAGGAGCAGTTCGTCATGCAGCAGTTTAAGGCGAACGGCAACCCTATCAGTCTCGACCAAGCGAGGTTGCAGGTTGCGTCTCGCAAAAGAAATGGATTCCCGTTGTCGGCGGAAGACGAGCGGCAGCAATACAACATTCCACAAGATTGGAAGTCCTACCATGATATTTGGACACCGCAAGGCGATGGGACCGTCATAAGGTCTGACGTACCGCACCCAGCCTTCCCGCTGCCCGACACGGCGAACTCGCAGGCTCCACAACAGACCCCCAGCCCTTTCTCGGCAATGTCGATGTTCAACGGTCCCGGCGCTGCGAGAAGTCCAGAGGCGATCGCTGCTTACGAGCAAGCGAAGGCGGCGGATATGGCGTCTTACAGTTCACCGCCCCGGGCATCGGTCGACAATTCACTTCCTCACGGGCTGACGCCCAGCGAGTTGACCTCATTGCTCGACAAGGGTGTCACTCGCGACAAGATACTCGCTGCGCCCAGCCGGGAATCGCTTCTCGCAGAGTATGGGCTTGATACCCAGCTTTACGGCAGTTCGGGAATACCACCCGCTGTGCAGCCGACACCATCGCCATCGCCATCGCCATCGCCGCAATCCAGCCCAGGTAATTCCATGCTCACTGGCGGCGACCTCGCTGGCTGGTACGACACGCTGGGGCTGACGGTGAAAGAGACGCCAGGCGTGGGCACTCACCCTGCGATCGATCTAGGCGTGTGGCGCGATCGACTTGGGCTGTCTGGTGCACCGGCGGTATCCACCAGCGCAGCAGTGCCACCCGCTGCGTACTCGGGGCAGGCTCGACAACCGGGCGTGCAACCAGGTGCGCCTAGTGCTTTACCCCCGGTGATGGATGACGTCGCATCACAGGCTCCTCGCCAGATTCCAGGCTTGCCCCCCTCTGCAGTTCGAGGCTACGGCGATACCTCCATAGATAACCCCGCCATCGCCGGCGGCACTGCGGAGATGGACGAACTTCTGCGCCGCGCGCAGGAGGAGATTGCTCGCTTGTCTCGCGCTGAGATGGGTGGAGACGTTCTCGCCGGTGCAGGTATAGGCGGCGGAATCGAGGGACTCAAAGCAAAGGTTCTGGAGGACTTCCGAAATGCTGGCGGAGGCCGGGAAGCAGAAGTTCCGCCGGCAGTGGACCCACTCGAGGAGATGATGCTGGCCCGCAAGGCAGCGATGGAGTCTCGCGGACACAATCGAACTAGCGGGCAGAATGACCTTCTTGCCTCGTCCAGCGCGGGTAATTATGGCGGCTTGTCAGGAGCGCCGGGAGTCCGCGGTGCGCCGGGGCTTATGCACAGCGAAGGGCAGCGGTTCGGCGGCAACACGGTGGCTCGCGTAGACCGCAACGGGCGGGTGTACTATGCCGACGATTCAGGCTCGACCGGCGTTGCGCTGCCGCAAATGTACGCCGATGGTCAGGTTGACCTTGATGCTGCGGCTGCGGAACTGGGTGGGCCACCCCCTCTAGGAACGCCTGAGCGTGCCGAGTGGGCACGACAGCGTGCGCAGGTCCGAATTGACCACCGAGGGGGCAGACCGCCCGTATCGGCCGCTGTGGAGCGACAGCGGGGTGTTCTGTCTCCCGAGCGTCAAGCGGAACTAGCAGCCCGGAAGCAGGCAGTCATCGACCGAGGCAAGGGAATAGCCCCTCCTGGTGACGCTACCAACAACATCGCACTCCAGAGGTGGGCAGAGAAGAACCCGGAGTTGTTCGCCTCGCTGCAGGCAGGTGAGCAGCGTGCCGCGCACAACAAAAGCCTGATGGAGATTCAACGGGAAGAAATGAAGTTGAAGCAGGCAGCGGAAGCGAGGGAGAAGGAAGCCCACGACCTGAAAATCGCCAGGGCGAAGAACCCCACTGCCTACGACAAGTGGAAGGCCGGCGCTTACGATACCCTCGAGGCGGCGCAGGAGGCCGAGCGGGCTGCGGCGACTGGTATGCCTGCTATCGGCGCAGCAAAAACGCCTGCTGCGGAAGGCGGCATTGAATCTTTCGTGGATCGAGTCCGATCTGCGGGCGTCAGAAACCCCGACCACATCTTCGCCGCTGCGGAACGAGAGGGGATCAGCAGGGACGCCCTTATTGACTACCTCGATACGGCGTCCAAGACGGGCGCGTTCGGTGACTGGTTTAGGACCGGCCCCATGTCTGTCGGCTACTGGAGTGGTTACGACCCGTTTGGCGTTTACACGGCTGCGCAAAGGCGGTCCAAGCGCAGAGGCGAGTTTGGTGACCTACTTGGTGTATTAGGAGATTAGAGTGCTAGACCTTGACTCCATCTTCGATGATCCGCTGGACAGTCGAAGGAAACGAAGCAAGAAGCAGCCCAATCGCCTCACCGAAAACGAGCGACGGTCCCTCGCCTCGATGGTCGGTGGGGGTGTTGTTTCTGGCGTCTCTGCCGTGGGTAATGTTCTCGACTTGCCCGGTTCGATGGTGCGTGACTTGCTCGGGGGCGAGACTCCACTCGACCAACTGCTGTCACCGTTGACCGCGAAGAACCGATTGACCGGCCGGGACTTGGCTCGCCATTATGGGATGATCGGCAAGAAAGACACGTGGGGAAACTTTGCCGGCGGACTCGCTGCCGAGGTTATCCTTGACCCTCTAAGTTATGTCACGCTGGGCACCGGCTCGGCGTTAACGAAGGGCGGCCAGGTCGCGTCGAAGCTGGGACTTTTGAACAAAGCACAGGCTCTAGCAAGCAAGACTGCTCGCCACGAGGCCGGGGAATATCTCGCTCGAGGTGCCACAAAAGCAGTCGGCAAAGCAACTGCGCGTACACAGGGGGCAGCAGCCGGCGGCGTCACCCTCCGAAACCTGCTGGCAGAGGAAGGTGCGGACACGCTGCGACAGGCAGCGACCCTTGCGAAGAAGCAGGGCGTCAAGCTGAAAGACATCGCAGACGAACCGCTGTCGGGCTTGATGGGCGTGGGGCTTCCCTTCCAAGACCCCATGAAGATACTCGGTGCCGGTGCCGGCAGAGTATCCACCCCAGTCGCGAAGACCCTCGATGCCGTTGGGGACTACGCTCGCCACGGTGCGCTCTCGCCATTGCGTCCCGCCTTCCCGATGTTCGACAAGGCTCTCAAGGGGATGACCACCCGAGAGACGCAGGGACTCGCTCGACTGGCAAGTGAGAACGACGAACTTGCACAACAGGCGTCCCGTGCTCAGATTATGGATCACGCGCAGGCGTTCCACGACCACCGCTACAAGACGATGAGCGAACAGGTGGACCCGAAGACCGGACGGTTGACGGAGATTGAGAAGGGGCTGGACGACAACGACTGGTTGGAAGTACGCCGGGCGATGGAAGGTGTTCGGGAAGATGGCACACGTCACACCCAACTGGACCTTGAGAAGCGACTGCGGGAACTGCCCAACAATTCCAAGGATCACATCAAGGCACGTGAAGCGGCGCTGACTCACGGCTACAGTGCGTCCGACATCAACGCTATCTCCGATGGGAAGCTGCGACGTGCAAGCGCGACGGACATCCTGCCTGCGCGGCTCAAACCACTCGGCCAGCGGGTTGATGCGATTCGGCAGGAAATGGTTGATATGCTGGCTCGCGAACGAGCGGCCGGCTTAAAAACTCACGATCTTGATGATTTGGTCGCAGATTATTTTCCGCGCGGGCGCGCGCCTGACGATAGCGTGCTGGGCTTACGGGGACTACGGGATGCAGTCCGTGGGGCAGAGCGTATCTTTGAGACATCGCACCCGTTCCAGACCTCACGTAAGGAAGTGCTGCGGGACATCCCGGGCGGATCGTACACGCTCGCCAAGATGATCGCCGACGAGAACCTTAGCGGCGTCGGCCGTCGTGTCGGTCAGCGGGGCAAGACGAACTTCCGCGAACTGGAGTTGTACCTCAAAAACAACTACGACCTCGGCAACATGGATTCGGCCAAGTCCGATTCCTTGGTTCGGTACCTTGCGAACCTTGACCCCGACTACGCTACACGTGCTCGCCGCAACCTCATTGGTCCCGATCCTCGCAGTCCTGATGCACTCCGGACGCCGGGCAAGACGTGGTGGGAAAATCCACTCGACTCGCTCGACCGGCGGACGCAACACAGCAACCGGGCGATTGGCGCAGCGGAGATTGTCTACAAGTCACTCGGTGATTCGGTCGTGACGCAGTCTGACTTTGATCGACTGGGAAGCCTCGCCGGTGATCCCTCGGGCATGGTCAAGCTGGACGACATCGCGGGGAACCTTGGACTCGACAAAGACGTGATGAAGCAGCGGGTGTTCCAGGTGGGTGCTGAGAACCGCAAGGCAGCAGGCTCGCGGATTCCGCTGCACAGTCCCACCAGTGCGAACCCTCCCGCCTACTACGTGCCCAAGGACATCGCGGACGACGTCACCCGTTTGATGAAGACGTTCACCGCGCCGGAAGACGTATCAAAGTTCGGACGTGCGTTCGACGAAATGACCTCTATTTTCAAGTCAGGGGTCACGGCACCATTCCCCGCTTTCCACTCCCGCAACTTCACCTCTGGGCAGTTCAACAACTGGATCGCTGGCGGTTTCTCATTCCGATCGATCGGTCAGGCTCGAGAGCTTTTGGCCGGCAATAAGTCGATAAATAACCTGCCGTCTGCATTTGGCGGCTCGGCCGCGGAGCGGACCAGGCGTTTGCAAGAGGAGCTATTCGGCCTCCAGGTTTTCAGTCCGGGTCACGGTCAACATTCGCTTGTTGAAGGCGGCGCAAACATCGCTGAGGAAATCGCTGGGCTGCAGCCAATGACTGCGAAGTCCACGGCACAAAACTACGTCAAGACGATGGGTCGGTCAGCCGGTGATTACTTTGAAGGCTTGAACCGGATCAGTCCGTACATCGAGTTCCGCCGGCAGGGGTTCGCACCTCGGGAAGCGGCGAAGAAGGTGTTCGCTGCCCAGGTGGACTACCGGAACCTATCCAACTTTGAGAAGAAGTTTGCTCGCCGGGCGATCCCGTTCTACACGTTCTCCCGTGGTATCGCCCCCTTCATCCTCGGGGAACTGGCGTCACGGCCGGGCGGCAAGTTGGCGCAGACCGTACGGGCAACCAACCGCACTCGCCGGGACGAGAAACCGTTGCCAGAGTACATCGGGCAGACCATGGCTGCGGACGTCACCGCGATCTTTGGGGCACCCGAGGGGATGAGCAAGTATGTGACCGGCCTCGGCTTGTCGCACGAAGACACTCTGAACCTACTACGACCAGGCGCTACACCGTATCACACGGCACTTGGTACCGGACAAGAAGTGCTCGGCCGACTCAACCCGATGCTCAAGGCACCACTGGAGATTGCCAGCGGTACGCAGTTCTTCTCAGGTCGGAACATGGAAGACCTTGACCCCGGCATGGCACGCTTGGCATCCAACGTGCTGGGTATGGATGAGCGACCCAATAGCAGCATCCTCGCCGAACAGGCTTTGGCAAACAGTCCGCTTGCGCGTACCCTCAGCACCGTGCGTACGGCAACCGACAGTCGGAAGAACATCCCGGTCAAGGCGTTGAACTTGGCAACTGGATTGCGGGTAACCGACATCGACCAGGGGAAGGCATCGGAGATTGCCCTGCGCGAGCGATTAGAAGACCTGCTAAAATCCCGACGTGGTGTGCAGAGTTTTGAAACGCTCTACTCACCGGATCAGGAACAACTGACCCCGCAAGACGCTCTTTACATGAGCCTCTACCGCGACATCTTGAACGAGTCCCAAACCCGACGCAGACGTGAGACGCCCAAGAACACCCCTAAGGTGAAGAAGGACGCCATCGACCGTCTGCTAGATGACCTCTAGGAGAAGACGATGACAGCAACGGCACAAGCAGTAACCGCTCTGAACGAAGTGTACGAAGACTTTGTTGCGACCAGCGTGAGCGATGCCCATAGCGTCTGCATTGGCGTGCCGATGAAGGACGGAGTCTATCAGTGGGGTGAGGAAGCGATCTGTGTCACGGTGCCCAACAAGATGAACCGTGAGACGATCCGCGCACGTGGGCTTGTCCCGATCCCACACGAAGTCAACGGGATGCGGGTGGACATCCAAGAGGCGCCCATCGCTACGCCCGAACTGCTGTATATCGGCGATGGCGATATGCCGCTTGGGATGCAGGCTCAGACCGGGCACCGTTCCTGCCACACCCCCGTGTTGGGCGGTTGTCAGATTCAGCCCGAGGGCGCGAACTGGGTGGGCACGTTCGGCTGCATGGTGGTCATCAACGGCAAGGTCAAGGGAATCACCAATGCCCATGTCACCGGCATTGATGCTCGAGGCGGCTTGAAGATGTACCAACCGAGTACGCGCACCGGGGAATACTTCGCCCGAGTGGATCGCGTCCACGAACTGACACGAGATGGTGAGTGGCTGGTAGACCTTGCGATCATCGAGGTTCGCGACCGAACCGACAAACACTCCGTGATCCCCCGGCAGCTTGGCGTGGGCACCCTCGGGAAGAACATGGTGGATGCTGAGTTGGGGATGCGGGTCGTGAAGACCGGCCGCACCACAGGCGTCACCGAGGGGCGGTGTGTTGGCATCAAGAGTCGCAGCCAGGTCAACTACGGGAAGTTCACCGCAACCTTCCGTGATCAGGACCGGTTCGCCAAGGAAACGGGTGGGCAGTTCTCGGCCGGCGGAGACTCCGGTAGTGCAATCCTCACCCGGGATTCGTATGATTTTGTAGCGTTATTGTTCGCCGGTGGTGGAGGGCAGACCATCGGCAATCCGAGTCGTCACCTGCGTGAGCAGGGGAGTATTTCCCTATTTCAAGGAGAGTATCGTGAGTAATTTCAGAGACACCATCGAGGGTATCTTGCGGATGTTAGAAGTGTGGAATCGCTTCGCCCCAAATCGGGTTGTTGGTGAGGCGATCAAGTTCCTCAGGACAGTCCTCAATAGCCCCGAACTGATTTCGTGGCTCGAGGGATTGCTCAATGGCGTGTTGGATCGGCAGGTACGGTCTGTTGCTTGTACCAAGCCTATCGACTCCAGCCACATCATGCCGGCGCAAGAACTCGCTATCGCAGCGCAAGCAGCCGGCATCGACTGGGTGAAGTTGTTCACCACGATTCTGCCATTCATCCTGCAACTACTGGAGGCATGGATGAACAATCAGGATGGGGGAGGCGGAGACTCGTCCAACCCTAACCAAGCAGACTTCGATCCGAGTTCTCACGAACGCTGCCAGTAGGCTACCTATGAACATCGACCGGTCAGTCTCATCTGATCAACCCATCGTCGCCGACTTGGGGGACATATCGCCGAACTGGACAACGTCGTGGCGATCCATGGTTGTGCGCGCCTCGCCGGGAATACTGGCCGGTCGTCTTTTCATCCTATTCGCACTTGCCCTCACTGCGGCGGAGTCGCAGGCGCAGGTGCCAGCCCCCTTACCGGCACCGGTGCAGACGCTACCCACGCCGGCCGATGCGGCAACGCTGGCCGAGGTGGACGCAGCGTCAATCTCACGTGATGCCCCCTTCCAACTCTACGTGTGGGTGCCCCCGTGGTACCGGGACATCGGATATGCAGCGGCAGCAACAGCCGCGAACGAAGTGCTCAGTTCCTCGTCAGTCGCGTTCTCACCGGCCCGCATTGTTCGGGGTGACATCGAACTGGTTCGGATTGAGCTACGCCAGTGCGCCACCAATGCAGAACGCTTGCAACGGTTGTTCCGCAACTTGAACAAGCTGGAGTCGATCTACTTCCCGTTCGACGACGTGTTCCCTCAGACGTTCGCCAAGGTGCCCGTGGTCAAGAGCGTGGCATCTGTGCTGCAACGTGACGAGCGATCGCTTGAAGCAGCCTTCCGAGCGAAGGATGGTAGCACGGTGTGGAAGTCCGTGGAGTTAGTCTCGGAGCATGACGGTTACTGCCTGATCAGCTACCTCGGGAACACGTACCGGCACCCAGCGAAACACCTGCGCTACACCCAGCATTACAAACCGCAGCGGTCGGTCGCGGAGGGAGTGATCGAAGGTCGTGAGCAAACACGCGCCCTCGGGGACACTGCCCAACTGCTGCCCCAGTTCACACAATCGAACGTGCCAATCATCCGTCTCGACGAGTTCATCGCCCAGGTCTACAGCAGCGATGCGGAGCGACGTGGTCTGTACTATCACTTCATCGGCGCGATCAACGACGCCGGCGAACGGATTTCATTCACGGAGTTGCTTCGCGATCTTGGAGCCGGCAAGGCTGAGGTGAAGGTTCCTATCCTGCAGTCCAAGGTCACAGGCAAACCGAGGATCGTTCACCTCGTGTATGGCAACACCGTTCGCCCATCGGTCGGCACCGGGCTGATTGCCTACACCAGTGACACGCTGGACAACCAGCGAGGGGTCAACTGGCTCGTGGACGTGGATGCTTTTGAGGCAGTGGCACTTGCCCGGGAAGTCATTACCGAGGCAGCCAACGGCACCCACAAATACTACGCCTTCGCCGACGAACTTTTGTTAGACACGGTCCCCGACAACGTGGCGTGCAATCACCGGTTGCCCGAACCGTACACCACTCGGCTAGCAGCCGGTGCGGGCTGCATCTCGTGCCACTCGCAGGACGACAACGCCGAGGGTTACCGCACGGCACTGAGTGACTTCCTTGAGCTGTCAGTCCGGTCCCCGCGGTTCCGAGCGTTCTTCCAGCAGGATCAGATACTCAAGCAAGAGGCCGCGAAGTTCAAACAGATATTCGCCAACCAAGGCCAGGGCGCTGACGTGCGGGTATTGAATCAAGACGAGTTCATCGTCAAGCAGTTCAATGACTTTGAGCTATTCGAGCAACTGTCGGGTGAATACTTCGGTTCGGTGGAGAGGGCAGTCAACCGGGCACGGCAGGACCGGGCTACCACGATCCAACGGATTGCCGGGCTGCACTTGCCAGCGAATGTCGATGCCAGTGCTTCCACGCTGGTCGGCCAGGGCATCTTTCAGATTCTTCTCGATTACGAATACTCGGCGGTCACCCCAGCGGTTGCCCTGCGTGACATCGGATTTGACGTCAAGGACGAGCGGATCGCGTCTGCAGTCTTTGCCCGGCACACCGGAACCGCACTCGGAATCGACGATCCGGTTATAATTGCACTGGCAACGGGATTGAGTGTTGACCGTGGCACATACGAGGATAGCTACGAGGTTATCATCGCGAACCGTGCCGCGAATCTGAGACTTCTACACCGGAAGTAATCATGTGGAATCGAGATAAGACAGAAGTGGCGTGTGGCGCACTGATGATCGCACTCTGCTTGTTCTTCCTTGCCTATCAGTTGCTTTTGAGAGACTACACCAAACCCCCGACTATCGATGAGGATGAGATTGAAGAAATGCTTGAGTCAGGGGAGTTGGTTGAGGGCATCGACGAGGGAAGCATCCTCGCTGAAATCGTTCCCGGCAAGAAGAAGATCGCCTATCGCTTTGGAGAGCATGGCATCCCGTGGACCTACGGGGGTGTTGCTCACGGAACAGGCAGACGAACCAGGATACCGCTCCCGCCAGGGCGTGAAGATGACTATGAGATTTTCACTGTTCAGAACGGAGACACTTCGCATGATTAAGTACCTTCTCGTGACCCTGCTATCCCTCACGGCAACAATCGCCCTCTCAGCCGACAAGGCCGCGATCACGCTGGTGCCCCCACTGGCACAAGACCGTCGATCCTTTGGCGCGTTCGGTTATCCCAACGGGGGATTGCACTCGTATGGCGGCGGTTACGGATACTCCGATGGGTATGCTGCCTACGGTGCCGGCATCCCTTGCCATGGCACTAACCAAGCAGGGTTTTACACCGGTGTTCCGCTGGGTCAGTTCGGGGCGGCGTACCACCCGTACAACTTCCACGTTGACTTGGATCACAGTCGCCGGCTTGCCGAGCAGTTGAACAACAACGCTGCCCGCTTCTCTCAGCAGTACATCGAGTTGATGCGTTGCCGATCCGAGGCCGAGGCGAAGGCATTGATAGTCCGGTCCACGTTTGCTGGCGCTGCACAGGTGGCATCGCAGGCTCAGAGCGGGTGTGCTACCCCGCAAGGGCAGACCCCGACGACTAGCCCGATCCCTGCTTTCCAGGCTCAAGGGGCGGCACAGCACGTTGCCAGCGGGCAGCAGGTGCTTATCAACCGATGCTACAAGTGTCACTCAGGAAACCGCATCGAGGCAGGATTAGACCTCACCGACGCGAAGGCACTTACTCCCGCCAAGTGGGATACACTTCTCGGCCGGGCACACTCCAATGACCCCGAGGTCATGATGCCCCCCGAGACGGAACCACGTTTGACGACCAATGAGTTAGGCTTACTATTCGAGTTGCGTGCCCATCTACGGGACTCGAACCAACCACCACCTTTACAGGAGAATGAACAATGAAGTATTTGCTAGCGGCTGTTTGCATCCTTGCGATGCTGTTTGTCATGGCGCCCACTGCCGACGCCGGCGGTTGTGCGGTGAACGGGTTTAACTCGTTCAGTGGCGGCTATGGGTATGGAGGCGGCTTCAACCGTGTCCAGTCCTTCCGTAGCTTCAACAACGGGTATGGAGGGTTCAATAGTTACAGCCACTCCAGTTTCAACGTCGTGCCGCAGTTCAGAACGCAAAGGGTGTTCGTGGGCTATGACGTCTTTGGCAGGCCCGTCTTTCGGTTTAGGACGGTCGGCTACTAACTGAGTACCATTGCAAGGGTTTGCGCCTGAATGACGCAACCAGCAGCCCCCCGGTAGAAATTATCGGGGGGCTGCTTTGGTATAATCCCCGCAACAATGATCGGGAAATACCATGTCAGACCTAAACGTCATCGCCTCGCAGGTGGAATCGCTGTGCCATGCAGTTGATGGCCTAAACCCCGACGACTACGACGGTTGTGACGTTTACAAGGCGCAGGTCCAGACCTACCGACTCGCGCTCAAGTTGGAAATAGCCAAGGAGCGGCAGGGTGACCGAGAAAGAACCGAATAAGAGCGGCTTCCCCCTAGACACCAAGGGCACCATCACGCTGGTCGGCTGCTTCACGCTGGTGTGTGGAGCGCTTGCTTTGAACCAGTGGATCGAGAGTAGGTTTGACGCTCAAGACGCCAAGGTGGCAGAGGCCAAAGAGGCGATGAGCCTTGAAATCAAGGAGGCGATGAGCGAGGCGAAGTCGCAGAACGCCAACATCCTCTTGGAGTTGAAGGCGGTCAGCACACAGTTGAAGGCTATTGAGCAGAAAGCGGGTTATCGGTTTTCCTCACTCGACATGAAGGAATGGGCTATTGAGTTGAGGGAGATGAATCCTGAACTGGGTGTGCCCGATGTTGAAGTTCGCCCTTAGCATCTCCGCAATCCTCGCCGGCCCGGCTCTGGAAGAAGTCCACGAGACTCGGGTGTTCATGCTCGAGGACAACACGGTCTACGACCACGATGGCAAGGAAGTTCTGCACCAACTGCTGGGCTGGGACTACGACGTCGAACTGCAGCGTCGGGTAGTGGTATTCTGGCGTTTGCTCAAACACGACTCGCAAGTTCCAACCAGGTGCCGCGGTGGTTTCAAGAGCGAGTGGCGAGACGGTGACCACCTTGTTCGCGTCAGAGCGAACGCCCGCTACACCAGTTGGACCCAGTGCGATCCGGAGATAGAGAACCGGATGGTCTTCCCCAAGCATCGACGCCGAGAAATCTTTACGCCCGACAGACCTAACGTGTCAAAGTGATTTGAATAATCACCATTGACATGAGAACTTCCTATCTGTTTACTGGCGTCCGTGATGCAGCGGAGTTACAATCTGGAGACTCACTCACGGCCCGGCGATCACCCGCACGCTGCATCACACCAGTAGCGGGTGGTCAACGGGTTGTTTTCATGCGCCTTGGCGCACCAACAACGCAGGAGGATTCTGTGTTAGTTATCTCTCGTAGCAAAGGTGAGACGGTCGTTCTCGCCGACGGTTTGATCACGATTCACGTGATCCGAACAGGCTCAAAGATTCGCTTAGGGATCGATGCGCCAGGTGACATCCCCATTCTCCGAGGCGAAGTGTTCGCCGCAGAACAAGAGGCTGAACGTGAGCGACAAGCAACCGATAGCGGGACCGATGCCCCACACACCACAGTGGTACCAGATGCGGAAGTACGACCCGGAGCGGACGGAGCGACCGGTTGTTTTCGGGGCGAGCGAGGCGGCTGCAACGGTCAATCAGTCGAAGTGGACCGCCGGCCCTCTGGAGATTTACCTCCGCAAGCTGGGGGAGACTGAGGACATCGAGGACAATATGGGCTTGCGGATGGGGAACAAGATGGAGCCTATCATCTTGGGGGAATACTCCGAGAAGACTGGCAACGAGACGTTCGCCGGCCAGCCCATGTTCTTCCACCCCGAACACTCGTTCATGGCTGCGACACCCGATGCGGTAGCCGTGGTGCCTGAAACTGCTACCCAATTGGGAGTGGAGTCGAAGGCGTCCACCTACCACATGAAGGACAAAGAGGGTGACGACATGGACAAGTTCGGGAGGGAAGGCACGGACGAGGTACCCGTGATCTACAACTGGCAATGCCAGCAACTCATGGGCGTCCTCGGGTATGTCACCGTGGACATCCCGGTGTTCTTCTCGATCCACCACCTTGCTATCTACACGGTCCCCCGTAACGACGACATGATTGATGCCCTTGTGTCGGCGCAAAAGGAACTGGCCGAGCGGATCGAGAACCGTGATCCGCCCGAACCGAACTGGACCCACTCACAGACGTCCGAGATTATCCGCAACCTGCATGGTCACACTGCAGGGAAGAAGATCATGCTCGACACGAACGTGAGGCAGGCGTGGTGGGAATACCAGCGGCTTGGATCGGAAATCAAGACGTTGGAGGAGGAGCGTACCGAGTGTAAGAACCGGGTGCTTCATGGCATGGGAGACGCAGAACTCGGGCACTTGTCCGATGAGCACGAGATTCGCGTCTGTCAGATTTCAGGCGGCATCGTCACCGAGGCGGATGTCGCAGCGCTGCAGAAGAAGATCGGGCAACCGAAGAAGAAGTCACACGAACGAGTTTTCCAACGAAAGGTGAAGTGAGAACGTGAGTACCCAACTAATGACGACCGAGTCCCCCACTGGTCAGGGGCAAATGATCAACTCCGACAATTCCCGGGCGATGGAGATTGCCACCACCCGGTCAGCCCAGGAAGTCCAAGCGGCAATGATTGTCGCGAAGCGATTCCCCCGGGATGACAACGAAGCCATTGAGCGTATCCGCACATCGTGCAAGCGGGTCAAGCTGGCTGAGGTTGCGACCTACAGCTACCCCAAGGGGGGCACCAATGTGACCGGCCCGAGCATCCGACTTGCTGAGTGCCTTGCGCAGCGGTGGGGCAACATCGACTTTGGGATCAAGGAACTGGAGCAACGCAAAGGGGAAAGCCTCTGTGAAGCCTACGCTTGGGATTTGGAGACAAACACCCGGCGGGCGATCACGTTCACGGTGAAGCACAGGTTGCACACCCGGGGCGGGGTCAAGGAACTGACCGACCCCCGCGACATCTACGAAATGATGGCGAACCAGGGTAGCCGGCGGTTACGCGCCTGCATCTTGGCGGTCATCCCCGGCGATGTTTGTGATGAGGCAGTTGCCCAGTGTGCGAAAACGCTCGCCGGCCAGTCATCGGAACCGCTGGAGGATCGCGTCCGCAAGATGCTGGCTGCGTTCAAGGATCGGTTCGGGGTGAGCAAGGAAATGATCGAGGCGAGGCTCGGTCACAACGCTGCGGCGATCACCGAGGAGAAACTGGTTAACCTGCGGGGAATCTACCAGTCCCTCATCGATGAAATGAGCAAGCCCTCTGAGTGGTTCGCCCCACCGGAGTCGGCACAACCGGAGGGTGACACCGAGGAACCCGCTTCTAGGACCGCAGCAGCCGCCAGCAAGGCCACTAAGAGCCGAAAGAAGTCTCCGGCGAAGAAGGGCACCAAAAAGGAGAAACCCGCCCCAGCGGCCTCTGAGGAGACGACAGAGGCTGTTGCGGAGAATCCCGACATGGCACTGCACAAGCAGTCCATCAACGAGTGTCAGACCGTCGATGAAGTGGAGGCGATGGCGCAGGCGATTGAGTCTTCGCTGGAGGACATCGACGAGGCGGAGGAAATCAGGCAGTGGGCAAACCTGCGAATTGCCAATCTGCAAAGTGAAAAAACAGGTCAGGGAGAGCTAGGGCTGGGCGAATAATCCATTCCCGCGACGTTCCCGTTTCCGTGATTCTTCCGTGATTTTTCTGTTCTCTGTGTTCTCTGTGTTGCACGGCCGAGCCGGCGACGTTTGCTTGCGCTTTTTTGCGCTTTTTTTGCAGTATGCGCGCAGTATGCGCGCGTATTTCACTTTTGCTTTGGAGAATTGAGTTATGAGATTGCGACCAGTGGGGGACCGATGTGTTGTACGCCGTGACACCTCGGAGAACGTCAGCGAAGGTGGGATTGTCCTGCCCGATGACGCACAGCAGAAGGCGGATCGGGGCACGGTGCTGACCGTGGGACCGGGCTTGGTTACCCCCAACGGGGACCGGGTTGGAATGGAAGTTCAGGCCGGGGACACGGTGATCTTTGGCGAGTATTCCGGTGCCACCGTCCAGATCGATGGCGAGGAACTGGTGATCTTGCGGGAGGCGGAAGTGCTCGTGATCCTCGGTCGCGGTGAAAATGTTGAGGTTGGTGTTGACGCCAATTCCAGAGCGTAGTAATCTTCCCAACGTCATGTTTGGGGCGTGACCACAACTCTGATTCAAAACCGTGATACGGTTTAGATTGAACCCCGGCAGTACCCCCAAAGTGCTGCCGGGGTTCTTTTCGTTTGGGGCACGAAGTTGTTGGTGAGTTGGCAAAATATATCCCTAGCGAATGAACCATGAGTGACAATAACAACGGTCATTTGGAGTTGAAGCGTTCCCTATTTCAGCACTGGATATGGTCAGGGGAACGCTTTTCTAAGGGGCAGGCATGGGTCGACTTGTTGCAAATGGCAACGTACCAAATTGAAGGCCGAGAATACCGAATTGCGAACAGTGTTATCTCCTTACGGTACGGGGAGTTAGTGGCTTCTCAGAGGTATCTGGCTGAACGGTGGGACTGGCACGTTGCAACAGTAAACAGATTCTTCGCGCGTCTGGAAGCGGAACAGATGGTGCAACGGAGGAATGTTGGAAAATACTCGGTAATTTACGTGGTAAACTTCGCGGAACACCAACCCCATGCGAACGGTCGCGCGAACGGTAGCGCGAACGGTCGCGCGAACGGTGCGTGCAACAAAACCAATAAGGATATAACTAAGAAGGATACTAATAAGGAAACAATAGGGAGGGATGCTACCGCACCCCCGAAAGAGCCAGGAAAGAAAACCAAGAGGAACCTAATCTTCGAGGACCACCACCTAAACGTGGCGCAGCGACTCGCCAAGAGATTCCAGGAACATAACCCCAGGTTCGCACCCCCCAAGAAGCTCGATGCGTGGGCAAACGAGGTCCGCCTGATGTTCGATCGTCATGGGGAACCCGACGTGATGGCGGTGTTCGGGTACATCTTCGGTCGCGATGATGACTTTTGGCGCAGGACGAAGGCGTCTCCTGCTGGCATCGAGAAAAGCTGGAACACGATCACAGCCCAAATGGAGTCAGATCAGTGGGCGCCAGCCAAGACCGCAGAGGAAGTCCCGCCATGGATCGACAGGGCAAGCAACCCCCCGGTGATCAGCGGCGCATACATCGAGAGCATCGTGAAGAAGTCTTACGGCGATTGGCACCTCAAGTGCTTGTCGCAAGAGTATCTATCCTTTGAGCAATGGAGTGAGATGACCGGTGAGCAATACACAACCAAAAATTTCTCCGAGTGGCTTGAGCAACATCGAACCGCGCGACCTGTGTGAGCAGTACATCCTGTCGGGCATGATAATCAACCCTGACGAGGCGATCCCAGCGGTCAGCCACGTCATCGACGGAACGCACTTCTTCGATCCCCTCAATCGCCTGCTGTTTGAGCAGTTGTCGTTCCTGTACCAGAACAACCACCCCGTTGCTGTCGAGTCGATGGTGGTCTACCTCAAAAACCAAGCGGTCGTGAAGTTGAAGATGACCCAGGCTGACGTGTATCTCTACTTGACGCGAATCATCCATGAGCGGGGTGGGTTCGCCTCGCACTGCGTGTTCTACGCAAAGCGACTCGTAGAGTACAAGCAGCGGGAAGTTTTGATGGCTGCTGGCGAGTCACTGCAGGACGAAAACAAGAGCGCTAGCGAACTGATCGAGGAGACGTCGACGGTCTTATCGGAGGTGTCGCGACAGACCGGCCTTCACCGCCCCAAGACCGGAGGCGATGCGGTGCAAGAGTTCTACGAATCGATGTCCGAGCAGTGCCCGGAGGACGCCGTGGATACTGGCTTCGATGGCATCAACAGCAGAGTGCAGTTGCGTCCGGGCCGGGTGATAATCGTGGCTGCCCGGCCGCGCGTTGGCAAGAGCACATTGCTCCTCAACATCGCGTCCAATGCAGCGATTGACTACGGGCACTCGACGATGTTCGTGTCTCTGGAGATGTCGCTGAATGACCTCACAAAACGCATCGTGGCATCCCGCACGAGCGTCCCGTTTCACTTGATTGAGCGAGACAAGCGGGCGTTGCACAAGGACTGGTGGGATGAGATGGTCAAGTGCGGTGACGAGATGAGCCAGAGTCGGATGTACTTGTGTGATCAGACCGCGATGTCCATTGCGCAGATCGGCATGATCGCCAAAGAGCGCGCCGCCAGCGAAGGCTTAGACGCGCTGTTCGTGGATTATCTCACACTGGTCGAACCTGAGTCGACGAGGCCAAATCGAGAGGCGCAGGTAGCGGGGATCAGCCGCGGACTCAAGAGGATGGCTCGCGAACTGAACATTCCAGTTGTCGTCGCTGCCCAACTGAACCGTGATTTTGACAAGCGGGAGGCGAAGTCGAAGAAAACCGAAGACGGGTTGCCCCCCATGCCCAAGCTGTCCGACTTGCGCGAGAGCGGAAGCATTGAGCAGGACGCCGATGTCGTTTTGTTCATCAACCGCAATGCCGACGAATCGCGCGGCCCGGCCAAGATCAGGATTGCGAAGAACCGACACGGCACCGGCGGAGACATCCTGATGCGGTGGGATGGCGGGCACCAGCGATTCGAGGAAGAAGCGGCCGAAGTTACAGGCGACAAGTTTTAACCAACGGAGTGACCTATGTGGAGTGCAGAATTTTCTAACCTGAAATGTTTCAAGCGAGCAAGCGAAGGAGGCGAGGGCAGGGTGGATGAAATCATCGGGTACGGGAAGGGGTACCGGGCGATTATCAGCAAGCCCCATCGGTGCGTGGACTGCGGCCAGCGGTATCGAAGCCTGATCGCTTTGAACATCCACCGGCGGGAGTTTCACAAAACCTAGCTTGCAAGTTGTTCGACGAGTTGTTACTTTTTGGGAATCCGAGTTCTTAACCAGCAGGAGTGAGTTATGACCAAGACCAGCCCGCGCTCTAAGGTGCGCAGCACCAAGGTCAGCAAAGAGGTCCACAAGCAGGCGCTCAAGGACTTGAAAGAGGCCGACGAAAACAACGGGACGATGTCCCTCGAGGACGACGAGCCGGCCGACGAGCCGGCCGACGAAAAGCAAACCCGCATCGAGGGCACCCACGATCCGGTCCCCGATGAACTGGCCGCGAAGGTTTCACAGTACGTGGGTTCCCTGCGCAGGCGTCAGAAGGAGCAAACCAAGGAAGACGGTTTGCGTGGCGAAGTCATCGAGTTGATGCACGAGCACGACGTTCATCAGGTGGAACTTGATGATGAAAAGGTTCTCGTCCTCGAGCGTGGCAACGAGAAAATCAAGATCAAGAAGCGTGGTGAATAGTCCCTCAAGCTGGGTTGGTAACCATGGAAATCGAATTCACCGTCTTTGGTGTGCCGCAGCAGAAGGGTTCCAAACAGGCGTTCGTGAACAAGCGCAAGGATGGTTCATCATTCGCAGGCTTGAAAGACACGAACCCCCGTGCGAAGCCTTGGCAGGGGGAAGTGCGGGCTGCAGCGGCGAAGGCATACCAGGGCGCGTTGATCGACGCCCCGTGTCACCTGTACTTGGACTTCTTCTTCCCGCGACCGCAGGCCCATTACGGCAGCGGGAAGAACAGCGAGAAGCTGAAACCGTCAGCGCCGAAGTATCACGCACAGACTCCCGACAAGGACAAGTTGGAGCGGGTGGTCGCGGACGCGCTGGAGAAGGTGATCGTCAAGAACGACAGTCGGTTTTGCGGCGGCTGCACCAACCGTCATTGGACGGAGTCAGCCGCTTGCGTCAAGATCAGGGTTGTGGTGCTGGATCAGGACTTAGCTGCCCCGAGTTCCCCAGCGCCACAACCCCCTGACGCGCCGTTCTAGGGCAGCTTATCGAGTTCGCCCTTGTCCATCAGCGCCCGGCCGGCTGCTTCCCACTTGATGATCTTTGAGCGATTCGTGAAGTGCCATGGGTAGAACGCAGTCCGGTGATCCTCGTGCCCACCTACCGGCGGATCGATGCCGTGGATACGTGCCCAAAGGCATTCCGCTTGGGTCTGAATCCAGTAGTAGGTGCGACCCTCATCCCGCCACTTCACGATTTGCTGCATCAGCCGGCGAGTGAGGTAGCAGAGTTCCAGGTACGTCCCCCCATCACGCTTGACCTTCTTCCATCCGAGTGGCGCCTTCCCACCGCTGGCTGGTGCCCCGAGGTACTTAGCAGAGGCGTTACGCTCAAGGGCATACTCGGACTTTAAGTCTGACTCAAACTGGCAGACGGTGCTGAGGATGTTCATAATCAGTTTCGACACGGCAGTTCCCCCGCCCTCGCCCGACCCCTCGATGTCGCCGAAGGAAAGTTCCACCCCAGCCTCGCGGAAGTAGTCCAGGCAGTTCGACCAATCCCTAACCGAGCGAAACCCCCTCGACATCTTGTCGAAGTAGATCATGTCGCCGGGCTGAATGATCCCCTCGACGTGGTCGCCCACCAGTCGCAGCTTGCGTCCCTCTCGCCGCTTGAACAGCGGGACTTTGGACGCGCTGACCCCTTCATCCTTGATGATGCAACCGAGGTCGTATTTCTCGCTCAGGCTGCGAGCGTACTTCTCCAAGAAGCGAGTGGACTGGTCGCCGAGGGAGTGCCCATCGACTTGATCCAGGGTGCTCACCCGGGTGTAGCAGTAAACAAATGGTTTTCGCATGGCTGGTCCCTCGTGGGTTGGAATAAAAACCGAGGCGGCGCGGGTGGATGTCTGGAAATGCCCACCCGCGCCTACGGAACCCCTTCCGATTCCCGGTTAAAACTTGCCGTACAGATCGTCACTCACTCTCGTCCAGGCTTGACGCCCCCGCTTGTCTTCCTCGACAAACCCCTTGGGGAGTTTCAGCTTCGCCCACTCTCTCATTCCGTCCAGGCTCGCCCAGTTGCACTGGTGTGCTGCCGCCCTCATCTTGCGTCGTAGCTTGCGAGTGGGATGGATCGCGTCATCGACCGCAACGCCCGTGATGATCCGCCGGCCTTGCGTCGCGCTCATGAAGTGTGTCTTGCGTCGGTTCACTCGGAACCGCTTCCGTTGTGCCTCGGTGAATACCAGTTCCATCAGTCGCTTGCGCAGGCTGGGATCGTTGAAGCTGAATGTTAGATCGTCTGCGTAGCGGGTGAACATCACCCCCAGTCCCCGGCATGTTGTCTCGATCCGCCAGTCCATGTCGGCCGCGGCGATGTTCGCCACCATAGGCGAGGTCGGTATCCCCTGCCGGGCGCAACCGTCAACGAACAACGCATGAAGTGCTGGCCGGTCGTTGGGTTCGCCTCGACGGTTTCTGAGGATGTTGCAAGGTAGCTGGCTGCCAGGGGCGTTCTCTTTGGTGATGAACTTCCCAGCGTACTCGTCCACGACCGGCTTGCAGTTGTTCGGAGTCACCGTATCGAAGAAGTCTTTGAGGTCCATACTGAGCGTGTGTCGATAGCTCACGTGCATCATTGCGTTGGTGACCGGTGACCGGCCAGGCACAAACCCGTGCGCTACGCCAGGTGGTAGGTGCTGGTGCTGCATCTTCACGAGCCGGTGGTAAAAGAGCGACCAATACTTCATCACCTCGTTGCGAGTGCAGGCGTAGACCAGTCGCTTGCCCCCGCCTCGCTTGCTTATGAAAATGCGTTTCACGTGGTCCCCATCGTGTTGTAAAAAAGTGACCCGCCCCAGGTGTGCAAGGGTAAAGATTGTCTAGTAAAAGTTAAAACTTTCGCAGAACCGCAGCATAGCGGAGGCTCGAGTTTTCACTTTTAGGACGACGAACTTTACACTTCCTTGGAACGTGCAAACATGGCCCCGGCGATTCGCAACGGGCATGTGCTGGTGACCCAGCATGTGACGAAAACATCGCACTCATTAAGCCACACGCTAGGGCAGGTCACAACGTAGTAAAAGGGATTGGCCGACGGTCGAACCGTTCGAGAATGCTTGGCACCGTTGACGCCCAGTGCCGGCCGGGAGATGAGGAAACAACGTGCTCCCTCTCGCGGCCAATCCCACTGTTTCAAAGCCCCCCTGCCAGTGCATCGCGTTTTCCCACAAATGCGACTCGCGAATAGTAGCGAATGCAAGTCTCGGCGATCGCACCGATTGCGTATCATCGCAGGTTGCCACTGACAGGGGGAAAGGTTAATGGTTATCTTCCAGATCACGTCTCGCAAAGTCGTTGAGCACAGCAATGTACTTCTGCGCCAACAACCTTTTGTCGCCGACCGACACTCCTTCAAACAGCAAGTCCGCGGCAGAGAAGGCAAGCCCGAAGGCGATCGATATGTCGATATTCACCTCACCCCAGCCTTCGGACTCCACAAGTTTATCACGCCACGCACCGACTGATATTCCCACTGCGTCCTGTACGTCGAACGCAATCGACTCGACCATCAGATCGGACAGATCGTTTTCACTCATACGACTCCTACGCCCCCGCATCGAGGACAGGTTGAAGGACCGCTATTGCCGTTCTCGGGGGCAGGCGTTCCCCCAAACTTTTCCTTGGCAGTTGGCATGATGCTCTCGTCGGCCAGCCGCCGGCGAGTGTCGTCCGTGAACCACTTGCCGCTGACCACCGTTGCGCCGGCCTGAACAGCTTGCGCATTGGCGAGCGAATCCGACGACTGACGCACCGCTTCGTCGCCGTAGAGTTGCTTAATGGTGGCCTGCAACGCACCGGCGTCACGCACCCACTCCAGAGCGCCCTTGATGAAGGGGGCACCTTGCTCCTCGGGTGACAACAGCACTTCCCCATCGAGGGTCGCCGCTTGGATGACTCCACCGATCAGGCGGAACATCCACTTGGGAGACACAGAGTCTCGCGACATCGGCACCGGAACCTTTTGGTGAACGTCGAGAGAGTAGGGGAAGCCCACGTCCTTGAGCGAGCACACGGGCACACCCAGTTCGTAGAGGAACGCCTCATCGGGTGTGTCCATCACGTAGACACGCCCCTTGCGGTTGGTGGTCTTCATCACCCCATCCAGCAGCGCCACCGTGGGCAGCGTGACGGCGCACCCAATGACGAGTGGCGGAGGCAGGACAGTGGACCGATCCACGTTGTAGCACAGCCCCCGAGGCGGGATCACCGTGCGTAGCTTCGCGATCACGTCATCCTTGTCCTTGATCGACCAAGGCATCAAGACGCTGACCTCGGTTCCACCAAAGGGAGGCACCACTTCATTGACGGTACGTTGACCGTCGCAGAAGGTCACACTGTGACTACCCGTAACCACCTGCGCCTCGAGGGCAGAGGCAATCAACTGCTTGTCGCCGGCGTTGAACCGGCCAGCAACCTCGGCAGAACCACGCTTCGCGGTCGTGCCGAACAACGTCCAGATGTCCTCGGGCCGGGAGAACCCAGCACCGTTGTCCCGAACATCCATCCAGATACCACGACCATCATCGTCCTTGCGGAAGAAGACGTCGCAGTCCAAAGGTTTCTTACGGGTACCATCCCCGTAACCGCGGAACTCATCGAACACGTTGGCTACCGGCTCGAGGGCGAGACGCCACGGTTCCTTGCCCCCCTCCAGTTCCTTCAAGCCTTCCACGTTAATCTCAAACATACTCACTCCTCGGTTGTAGCAGCGGGGTTGGCAAAGAGTCCCACTTGTTCGATCCCCCACCTTAGATCGTCCAGACTCATCTCATCATAAACTTCGCTCACACCATGGTCAGCAAACATATCGCAGATCACAGCAGTGGTCGCGAGGTTCACTCGCTTCATTAGGTTGTCGAGAGTGATTCGCAATTCCCAGTGTTCTAGCTCGTAGTCGATCCACACCTCCAGCTTGCGAATCGCCCGCTTCCAGTTTCGACTGCCCATATCGCACACTGTGGAGGTCACGGTTCGTACAGGTGTGCGCCCCCATCCGCCAAGGTACGTGCCCTTCTCGTTGCGATTGACCCTCGCGGTGTAGTGGAAACGCTTGCCCTCCCGCTCGACGTTGATGTGATTTCCTCGGTATGTGATGATCAATTCACTCACTCCACTTTGATGACCTCAAACGAACCATCCTTGGATAAGCCAATTGTGACGTCACTGTCGCCAGTTACAGACTTCGGCCGGTTAGCGTAGACCTCATGCGCCAGCTTGGGGCGTTCGTGCCCTGTCGTGTCGCTGAGGGTTCCACACCGGGGGCACCAAAAGGTACCAACCCCCTCGCCAATCGTGATGTTGTGCAACGTATGGTCGCAGGTTGGGCATGTCATCAGAATAATTTTCCTTCCGTGCCAAAGCGGTTGATAGCATCGCTAGGGTGCTGCGCGATCGCAGGAAAACGCAGCACCCCGACGAGGCTACAAGCCTCGGTTTAGTCCTAGCTGAAAATGTAGGCGAGAATCCAGATCGGCAGCCACAGACCGCACGTCAGGATTGTCAGCACCAGGTGCAACAGGTGAGGGAAGTCACGCTTGGGACCGTTCACAAAGATGTTGTTCTGACTCATGTAGATTCTCCAAAAGAGGGTTAGTAAAAACTCGGAACCGTTAACGCTTAGCCTGCTTTGTTCTCCAGTTTGAGTAGGTTGTTGGCGGTAATGCGGTTGCTGATCTTGAACGTCTTGCCGGCAAACTCAAAGTCTTCCGGTTCGATGTCCAGTTCGCGGTACATATCGTCGGCGTTCTTGAGCCAGCCCAGCAACTTGCCGGCCTGAATGTTAATCGCCAGCATGACACGTTTGGACACCCGGATGTGCATGTTCCCGTTCTTGAACGCCCGGACGTCCATCAGCAATGTGCCATCGTTGAGAAACAATTCCACCTTGCTGTTCGACTCCCACTGGTAGTTGAGAGACGAGTCGTCGCAAGCGAACCCGAGGTTGTTGGCAACGGTGATGAAGTCCTCCAGGAACTCATGCCCCCGTTGGGCGAGTCCGTTGGGATAGTCCCACTTGGTGTACTGTCCCTTGTGAACTCCACCCATGTACTCCATCACGAGCCGGTATTCCACCTTGCAGTGGTCGTGTTTCTCGTTCTGATAACGATAGCGACCCTCGGTGTAAACCTTGTGGTTGCTCTTGTAGTTCTCCACGTTGGCGTGTGTCGCCATCGCTTGAAACAGTTCGACCAACTGCTCATCGAAGTAGTCACTCCCCCACTTGCTAATCCAGATCAGCATGGACCGGACGTTGCCATGGGTGAAGTCAATCACCGTCTTGCTCGTAAGCGAGTCAAGGAACGCCTTCCGCTGCTTGGTGGCGAACCGTTTGGTGATGTCTTTCAGGTGGTCGAACAGCACCGCCCAGTAGCGGTTCTTGAGGCTCATGATCTTCTCACGAATCCCCACCATGATGTTCGCCTTGGTGACACCCAACTCTTTCAGCAGGAACGGGTTGATCTTGACCACCTCACGGTAGGTATCAAGTAGCTCCTGCTGCTCGGTATCGTATGCTGCCACCAACGAGTCGATCACGGTACCGCCTTCTGCGATCCGCTTCTCCCATGGTTCGTCGGTTGGCATGTCCTCGACCTCGACGTCGAAGCGGTCCAACTCGGGAAGCATGTCCTCAATGGCAGCGTCGAACGCACTGTGCTCCCTGCGGCGAACCGTGAAGTGGACAATCTCGACCTTCGCCCTCGCCTGCCGTTCAGCACGCTCAAAGTCAAACTCACCCAACGAGTCCACCGTTGCGCCGAGGTCTTCGACCAACTGGTTGATCCGCTGGTTGTCTCGCCACCGCTTCGGGATCACGAGGTAGACGTGCTCGGCATCGCACTCTTTGAGGATGCGATGCACCCACGTCTCATACTCCGAGTAGGGAGGGTTGCAAAAGATGGCATCGAACTTCTTATCCACGAGTGTTTGCTCGTAGAAGTCCGTGCCAATGACCACAATCTCCTTGGGCATGTTCGCCAAGTGGATCATGCTCTTTTCGATAGCGAACTTGTCCAGTCTCACCCGGTCGCGGTCACCATCTTCGCCCCGCATCATGTCTTCCAGTCGCACCAGGGCACGACCATCGCCAGCACCGATGTCGAGTATCTTCACGGTGCTGTAGTACCGGTCCACACGGGACTGGATACGACAAGCAATCTTGCGAAGTATCTCGTCAGTGGTTGGGTACCACTCGAAGTCTTCGCCGGCCTCTTTCAAGGCTGTTACACGTTCAGCAGTTGCAGTCATACACTCACTCACTTTCCAAAAGGGGGTTGAACAGTGCCGCTAGCCGGCCGGCGACGTTCGGAGTCGTCACCGGCCGACAGACGGAACTACGCATCCCGTTAGTACAGGTTAACTCGATCCACCCACGTGGGCACATCCCAATAGTGCCCCGGTTCCTTCGTCAAGCAGGCGACCACCGGGAACGCCGGCGGATCAACCGGCCAGCGGTCCTCACCGTCGGTCACAAGGATCAACAACTCGGGTCGCTCATCCGCTTTCATTTCCTCGGCACCGCGGATCATCCCAGCGAACGACGTGCCCCCACCACCGACCATTTCCAGCTTGGAAGGGTCGAAGCACTTGAGGGAGTCTTTCACTTCCGTATCGGCCAGGATCACCCGCACACCGTCACGCAGAGACAACCCGTTAAGCACGTTAGCAATCAAGCCCATGGCGAGCGGTAGGCTTGTGCCGTACTTCATCGAACCCGACGTATCGACGCAGACCACGATGCGAGGCACTGGCCGGAACGAACGGGGACGAATCATCGAGCGTGTCAGCGATGGGCGCCGACTCGGGCGACGGTACGAATAGCGACCACCACTGCCGAACAGAATGTTGTCAGTGTGGCAGCGTACCGCCTTCATCAGCAGACGCTTGGGGTCGATCCTCGGGTTGAGCACTTCATCAACCAGCATCCGACCGTAGGCACCACTCTTGCCGGGCGAGCCTTCCATTGCCTCGGCCACTTCCTTGCGGATTGCCTCGACCTCGTATTCCTCAAGACCACCAGGCTCGCCCTCGCCAGGCGTCTCGTCGTTCACTTCCCACTCTCGTCGGATTCCGTCGGCACACGATCCCCCGACGTGCTCTCCGTTGGTGGGACAACCGGCCTCTGTTGCGTCCACTGGTCCTGCATCTCCCGGTTCTGATCCTTGAGCATCGCCGCTTCCAGTTCCTTCACCCGGTTGGTCAGGTCCATCTGACCCTGCGCCAGTTGCTCCATCAGGTTGACCAGCTTTCCCGTCATCTCCCTCTGCAGTTCCATCTTCTCCTTCACCGTCGCCATCTGATCCGTCACCGGCCTCACTGCCGACGTCGTCTCCAGTTGGATCAGGTTGGTCAGGTCCGTTGTCAGGTTCCTCACCAGTGTCTTCCGCCTTAGGTCCATTTCCTGTTTCGTCGTCATCCTCGTTCTCCTGTTGTTGTTGTTGACGTTTAGCCCACGCTTCCTTGAAGTACGTTTCCGCACACTTACCGGCCTCGACGCTCATAGTGGACGAGGTACACCAGTCTTCACCGACGTCGCCACCCTCTGCAATGAGGGCATCGTTGATCACCACGTCGGTCCACTTGTTCCACTCGAACCACGCCTCGTTGTCGTTGGCAGGGACAACCCGGCCAGCGCGGTCAAAGTGTTTGAGCAAGCAGTGCATCACCTCGTGCATGATCGTTGTGCCGGCTCTCTCCGTGCTGATCTTTGCCAGGTGATCAGGGTCGTAGTAGAGTCGCCACTTCGCATCCACGCTCATGGTCCCCAGCCCCTTGCGAGGCACGGGGATCAGACTGAGGATCGCAGTGCTTGCGTACTTCCACTTGCGCCGGGCGTAGAGTCTCGCCTTGGCAAGTTCGATGCAGGGTTCTCGGATGGTTGCTGTCATGCGGCACCCCCTTTGGCCTTGGCGATGGCTTGGCGGATCATGTCACCAGCCCGATTGTTGAGTGAGAGTTTCAGTATGCGGCACTTCTCGGTATCGTCGGGAAGGCTCTCAATGTGATTCACAATAGCCTCGCAAGCTGCCAGCAAATCAGGCGCTGCATCCGCCAGTTGCATCTCAGCGAGGGCATCCTCGTTGTATGCCAGTGACCCGCAGTTTGGGCACTCACCGGCTGGCATCACGGTGACACCGTCGTCCAGTCGCTCAAAGAGGTCTGGAATCGGGAGTCGCACGTCCGACTCCTCTCCCTGCCAGTCACAGCAGAGGCATTTGCATTTCGTCATGAGGGTTCTCCAGAAAGGGGTTAAAGGGTTGACTCCACCGCTAGGGTGCCGTGCCCTGCTCATCACACAACACGGCACCCCGACGGAGGAACGCCCCCCGCTAGACCTCCGCTACGGCGAGACGCGCTTTCTGCATCTCTGCCCAACGACCGTTCCTCAGCCGTGGGTCGTAGTGGGGAAGTCTTTTGGCTCGAATCCGGTCGCATGAGCCTTCCATCGTCATCGCGGCCTCTTGGTTCTGCGTCCAGATCACCTCGACACAGTCACGCAGGCTCTCCCAGCGATCCGGTGTGGGGTTACCGTCAACAGCGTGCAGCAGTCCAGCGAGGATCGCACGCACCTTGTCGAACCGGTTAGGCAGTTCGATCAGGTCAGCACGTGCCAGCAAGTCCTCGGGGTTGGGCAGATCGGCGTACCCAATGTGGTTCAGGAAGTCCGTGCCGGCCGCTTCGCCGACACAACCCATGACCAACTTTGACCGCACGTCCATTGGCGCAAACACGGCATCGCAGGCAGCCATGAGAACACCAACATGGGTCCACGACCGATTGCTAGGCCAAGGGTCACACGCCTTGGACTCGTCCTTAGGGTAGCCCTCTCCCGAAAACAGGAAGGGAAACTTGTCCTCGAACTCACAGAGTCGGTCGCCCCAGTCTGCCCTCAGGTCGGTCCAGTCGGCCGGCAGCAGGGGAAACTCAGGCTCAGGGTAGTTCATGAACCCGTTGCGCCAGCCTTCCCGACGTTGCTCACGTGGGTCTTCCCACTCCAGCTTGCACATCCGGTTGATCACCGGTGGAGACAACTCGACGCCCGACGTGGACGACTCCACGGGGTTCTGGCAAGCGACCATCCAGCAGTTCTCAGGTGGACTATTGATCCACTCCTGAAAGGAACCGAGCGTATCGTGCCCGGCATGGTTCAACTCGTCGAGCAGCATCAGGCACTTCTCGTGCTTCGCCCGGAGCATCTCCTCGCCGAGTAGGAACTTCACACCGGGGATCGTCTTGCCAACCACGATGTCGGTGAACTCATGGGCCTGCGGTATCCCGCCGGCGTCCTCAGGGGCTTTCTGACGGAGGATGCACTGCACAAAGTGCCGCCTCGCTTGTGATGCCACCGACGCAAACACCGCGGTCTTGGCAGCACCAGGCAGTCCCTCGACCAGTGGAACAGGTCCACCGTTAGCACACGTTTGCATGGCGATGAACGCCGGCCAGTTTCTACAACTCATGGTCACTCTCCAGGTTAAGGGGGTTAAAACAGCCGAGTCTCCCCCGCACTCCGTTGCGAGGGGTGGTCGGAGGCTCGAACCCTACACGCCGTACAGTTCGGTGGACTCCTCAGCCATGGCAATCGAGGACGATGCCACATTCTCAGCGATCCGAATGAGGCCAGCCACCTCACCCAGTTCCACGTCCAGCAGTTGCTCATACTCTCGGCAACGCTCCATCAGGCCAGTTGCCTTGATCTTGCGAGCCTTGAGCGCGTCCTCGCCGTAGTCGTTGCCGGCGACGTCGGCCGTGATCGCCGAGGCAGCATCGGTCAGTTCCTTGGTGATCGCCCGCTTGACCATCCGCACAGCACGGGCATCCAGGGTCATCTGGATGGGGTCGATCTGGGTCTTGGCGTCATTGGCCCGCTCGAAGGCGTCAGCCACCTTGAGGAACTTCTCCGACGTCTCGCCAGGCAGGTAGTACAGCCCGCCAATGGTCCGCACGCAGGTGCCGTGCAGGTCAGCGATGATGTCCACCAGGGCACGCCCGATCGAACCCCCTGTGACCTGCTTCCGGTACTCAGAGTAGAGGGGCCGCAGAGTATCGACGATGTCGTAGTGCCAGCGCCCGTGGTTGTGGACTTCCACGGTAATCGACTCGGTGTCCTCGTCCACCTTGGCCGAGTACAGGCTGGTGTAGCCATTGGCGCCATCGCTCTTGCGATCAACTTGCACCAGTTCGAACCCATCCGATTGGTCCTTGTGCCGCTGGACAATCACGTCCCGCTTGGTCCCGTTGTCCTTGGGCAGCAGGGCTTTGATGCTCTTGGCATCGTCGCTCATGGCAGCCTTCAAGGAGTCGTTGTGGGTCCGCGGATTAGGGCAGGCTTCTTCCATGCCAAGGGGCTGCAGTTCCGAGAGTAGCCGGGAGTGCTGGGTCACCTCAGCGTCCCACTTGATGAGCAAACCGTCGCCAGTTGCTCCCTTGATCAGTGTGTCCATCGTGGTCGTGTCGCTCATTGCGTCTCTCCAGAAAGGGTTGAAAAACATCCGAACCAAACAAACTTGCAATCGCCGTGCCAAACAGCAAACCACGCAAAAACACGGGTCTGCCGATTCACAATCGTCCCGAAACGAGAAAATCGTCCCAAAATGAGACTTGGCACGGAATTCTCGTCACCGGAGGGTTCAGCACTCTCAGCGAAGCAAACACCGGCACGCTCAAGAGCAAGTTGCCCGAGAGCGTGACCGTGTTGGCTCGGCCGCTTAGCGATCCAGCGACAAAGGCATCACCACGTAGGTGGCATCGCCACAACGTCCCATCACCGGGGTGTCGTGATCCACGAACGTCACCCGCAGGTGGTGCTTGTCATTCAGTCCGCGGATCATGTCCCGCAGGTAGTCCACGTTCAGGCAGGTGATGCCCTCGGTGGTGTCTTTCTTGGGGGTGTACTCGATGTCGGCAGCCCTGCGCCGCATCTCGACGATCCCGTTACACGACACCTCAATGGACGTGCCGTTGAGGAACTCACCAAACTCCTCGACCGAACCGGTCAGCAGGTGATGGCTGCACTGGTCGTGGTTCGGCACAACGTCCTGCCACTTCGGGAACCGGCCCTTAACGCGGTCAGCCTCCACGTGCTTGCCTTCAACCTCTTGCCCCTTGCCCTTGGCGTTCCAGGCAACGCAGAACTGCCCCTCAATACGGCAGTCAGCCCGGTATGCCTTCGCGTTTCGCTCCTTGTTGGTGACCACCATTGCGGAGCCAAACGCACTGTTGTTGATCGCACGGCAAATCGCACTCACCCCCTTGTTCTTCACCAGGATCATGCCGGCGTGCTGCTGCCAGGCGTCCGGGGACATAAGCCCTTGAACGCTGTGGTAGTGTGCGAGCCGGCGACCATCGGTCGCCACAAAGTCAGTCCCCCCATCCGACGCCTCAAAGATCGCCACACAGTCCAGCGTATAGCGGGAATGATCGTTGTCGGCGCTACGTCGCACCGCCTCAAGGGCACTTCTCAACTCTTGAATCTCCATAGTCACTCACTCCAGAAAGGGTTACAGAAACAGGTAAAACGCAGTTTGGTGACGCCCTAGGACATGAAATGGGCGTAAACGCTGTTGTTCTCGGCCAGCTTGTCGATCACCGGGAGGATGGGCTGCCGGCGTAGACGATCCAGGAACCACACCTTGAGGGAGTCCTCGTCGCGGTCACGGGGAATAGGCTCACAGAGCACCAGGTCAGCGAAACGCACCTTGTCACGACTCAGTTTCAGTTCGTCGTAGGCGTGGTGCTCATCAGGGAACCCATAGAGGTACATCACCGGGGTAATGCACTTGCAGTACGCCAGGTGTGCCTCTTTCGCCAGGTCACGGCACAATTGGTGCAGCGCAGGCTCGTATTTTCTCATCGTCACACTCCAGGAAGGGTTAGGAAACAGAAACCGCACCGTACCCCCTCACGTTGAGAGGGCACGAAACAGGGCTGTTACCTAGTAGCAGATAGAGCGGGGGCACACCTCGTCGAGATGGTTCGCTTCATCAATGTTCTCAGGGACGACCACCCAGCCGACAACGAAACTGTCCTCAGCCTCATTGAGATACGTCCTCTGGCGAGCACTGCCCTCGTACATCGACATTTGCACGTCCACGGACAGATACTCGCCGATCCCTTCTGCCTCGACCCCCTCGTTCCCCGGGGTGTATCTGGCAAACAAGTTAGAGTCTTCCATGACGTACCCAAAACCGTCGCCACCCCCGATGTAGGCATCAGGAGTCGATACCATGGGGAAGCACTCCGTCTTGAGCGTCGCGCCGTCTAGCTTGATCAGTAGTAGTTTCATCTTGTCACTCTCCAATAGGGGTTAGTTAGTTTCGCGTCACGTTTCCGGACGCCTACCCACCGATGTCAACAGATGTCACCACCCGGCTGATCACCGTCAACTCGCAGGGACCATAGAACATCGCTGCCTCACGCAAGAGAGTAGCCCGCGGTTGGTCCCAGTCACCAACCAAGTACCCCGCCCCATGACCGTTGCGGGTAAGGTGGAAATCAGCCCCAGCAGCCTCTAGATCGTCGCTCTCCACGTCCAGCAGCCCCTCGGCCACCGCATTGGTGAAGAACTCCATAGCGGACTCGTGGAGGGACGCCAGGTCGTCACCATCAACCAGGTTCTCCACCACCGTCTCAAGGTGGGCCTGCCACTCCTCGTCGTCCCTGCCTGAGAACAGGTCATCCCCCACCCCAGGGTCACCGTCCTCGTTGACGTGCTCCTTTCGGGCCGTGAAGCACACCGCCCTTAGATAACCACCCCAAAACGCCAGTTCCGGTGTGCTGGCGCCAATGATTTCCTGAGCTACAGCCCAGTCCGGTTTCCCACCACCTACGTCCCGAGGGTTCGCCTCATCGAACTGGTAAACCGCAACACAACCAGTCCAATCATCAGCCATCAACTGGAGCCGGGCACCATCGAGGGTGAAATCACAATGGCTCTCATTAGGCTGCAATCGGGCAATCAACGTCTTGTCACTCATAATCAGACTCTCCAGAGGGTTGAAATTGACTGTGCTGGCCCGTTCAGACCGCACATACGTGGAAAACATCGCAATTGTGGACGCACACAAGGCCGATACGGGCCGATTCTCGCCAAAGACGGCTCCGTATAGCCGAAACTCACAACCTGGCTGAAATCGCAAGCTATGCGACGCAGTAGGCGATTTTCAGCAAAGCGCGGAAAGCACAACCGATGGCAGCGCCCCCAAGAAAAGAAAAAACCGCACGCCCTAGGGGGCGCACGGCTTGAAGTCGCTCGAATTGTCGGTAGCGTCTAACGTCGCTGCAGATAGGCGACAAGGTATCGGCAACCTGCGTCAGTCCCTAGTGCAGCGCACTGACTAGCGACGTTTCGCAACTCCGCAGCGTAGTTAACGTCAACAGAGATTCGCCGGCGAGAGGGCGACAACGGAGCGACGTATTCCGGCGCTTTTGGCAACGGACGATTCGCGACGTCGATAGGTCGCACGTCAGTGTGAGACAGGTTCTCGGCTTGTGCTTGTGCTTGTGAGATTATCATTGTCAGGCTTTCCAGTAAGGGGTGAATGAAAAGGCCCCCCTAGGCACTAACCTAGGGGGGTGGACTGCATCAGCATGGTCTACTCATTGGCAGACTCGAGGGCAGTCTTGGCAGCCATGTCACGGAGCATGGAGGCTACTTCAGCGACTTGTGAGACGCAAGACAGGGCGTTAGCTTCGCTGTTCTTAGTCGCAACCAGATAGGTTCCTGCCCACAACTGGTAGTCGAAAACGTCGTTGCCATGCTTGTCAGTCTTCTGGACCGTCTTGTCGTTGCGGTCCATCACAGCAACCTGTTTCACGACGTGCTTGTCAGCCTTGATAACTGCAGCGATGTCGTCCAAAGCGGTCAGCACGGCAGGCAGCGCCCGCAAAGTATGGGCAATCTGTAACCACTTGTACTGTTTCTGGGCAGCGCCCGATATGGAGCACAAGCCAGAGTCAACCAGCTTAACCTTCAGACCGCCCTTGCTTCCACCTATGGAAACACTTGCCTTAGCCGCCCTCTCTACAATTGCCCGGCAATCAGCGTTAACCTGCACGACCGCTTCGTCGCCGGCATACTCATTGTTGTCCTTTCCCATGTAGCGGGCGTTGCTAATGCCTGCCTTAACCGCTTCGCCATAAGCCCTCATGAATGCTTCGGGGTGTTGATAACCACCCTCAAGGGCTTCGATCACTTCGTTCAGGTTGACGGTTGCTTGTTGCTTGTCTGCCATGGTCGACTACTCCAACTAGGGGTTGTGAAACTCACTTGTCGGCGAGACTGCCGAAAAGCGACAAACCGATAATGCGAAAGCCGTGCCAAAGCTGAAAAATAGCAAAACTCGCTTTACGTATCGAAAACGCCCCAAGCTGCGAATCGGCAAATCGTCTCGAAATAGAACAAACATTCTCGAAATGAGAAAAATTGGAGATTGGCACGGCAATTACAGTGCTAAGGGCAGGACGTTGTGCCGATGGCTGAATGAATGAGGATAGTGTGGAGATTCATCGCGAATGCCGGTGTTCAAGGCTGTTTTGTCGCCGTGCTTGCGGCAGAACGTTCATAACTTGTTGCCATGCCTGGACTTGCGGAGGGGGGGCGGTACCAACCCATCCGCGGCTCGTATTAGTTCTACCTTCCCCCCGGGACTTTTTTCGCTTGAAAACATCGCTTGGTGCCAGAGTGGGGGTGTGAGTCCCTATTGGCCTGAATCGGCGTTTGGGCCGTTAATTAGCGGTGTTTGTCCTTGCTGGGCGGATCATTTGCGCCGGCAGTAGATGTCGAAGGCGATGAAGCAGGGCCATGTGAGAGCGACGAGGATGGAAACGAACAGGACTACCTCATTCGGGCAGGAGCGTTTGTTTCGCTTATTCCACTGGTCTACGGCAGCTTCGAGTGTCCAGGCGACGTAGCAGAACCCGATACCGAGGTAGGCTCCGATTGATAGGAAGATGGTATCAGGGTTCATTGGGGGTGTTTCCGTCTTAGGGTTTGGGAGTACGCTTGCGCATTTCCCCCTCCCCCCCAGCAGTTAACGGCTACTGGGTCCGCACTTCCCCCGGTTTCTTACATTGCCGGGGCGGGCTGCTCTATCCGATCCTCACCCGATTCGACCGAACCTTTGTTGCTGTGCTTGACGCCTTGGCGGTGGGCAGGTCCGAACGCCCGATTTGTGGGGTGCGTGCTTTTGTCGTCTTTGTGCGACGCACCTGATGTTTTGTGGGTGTGTCGCGTTGCTCTGGTGTTGGACTCGGAATCCAATGTCAGGGTATTAGCAGGTGTTTTGCGAGTTCGAGGACGATGAGGTGGAAGGTGAGGGCGAGTGCAATGAGGGCGAGTGAGTCTCGTGTTTCGCGCATTAAAAAACCCTCCCTGACTGGTATGCGGTGCAGTCAGGAGAGGGTTCACACCTGACGTTGCCGCTAAGAACGTCAGAGAAGCGTGTATTAACCGGAGTCTCGCAACTCCGCAGGTTTATAGCCAAACACGGCGACCCCCTTTGTTTCAACACGCTGGGGTTAGCGTATGTACGTAAAAAAAGCCCACTCGCCATATATTTAGGGACCAGCCAAAAACCCGGCGAGGGGCTTAGATCGTTCGGTAAGGTTCTCGTACTGGTCATGCGGGGAAGGATATACCAAACCCCGGTGTGATGTCAAATGCTATACCGAGTAGGTGCCAGCAGGGTTATCCCGATCCATGTTCATGAACGAGTGGACAAGCCAGTCCTGCCGGGGAGGGAAGTCTGGACCCTCGATTACGAACCGGATGCACAGTTGCCCAATCCCAAACTCCGCTGCAACGAGGCTGGGGTTGTCTGTCCAGGTGTACTGGGAATCTTTGTGCTCATTGTAGTAGGCGAGCAGCAGGTCGCGGATCGCAGCTTGGTCACCCTCGACGATAGCGTCCCCCAGCGGTGGACAACTCTTGAGCATTAAGGCGCACCCGAGGGTTCGCCAAGGACCACCGCGGACAAGCCGGGCAACGTCGAGGTAGAGCATGGTTAGTACCACCTTTCCTGCCCGTGATGTGGGTTAATGTGGGCTGGTGTGGGCTGGTGTGGGTTGGTGTGTGGCGCTCGGCTGGGGGCAGTCACCACGAGGGCGGTCAGCAACATCACGAGAAGCGAGATGAAGATAACAAACAAAGCGATCGCAGAGTGCCATTCTTGTTGACGGTTACGCATGGCCGAGTTCTCCCTTGATGAAATTGAGGTAGTGAAAAACGATCCGGTAGTGGAGGACGAATTCCCGCATCGATCGATCGCAGGTGAGTGGGCGGATCTCAAACTCGTAGAAAAACCCTTTGTTCGGGTGCTTCCTGGCGACCCGCAGCTTGAGCGTTTGCCATACGCTCATCATCGCCTCCGGTTTGTTGAGCACGCTCTTGTGGACGATCATTCGAGCCGTGAGGGGTTCCGTGGGGTGTTTCACGTCAAATCTCCCTGTTGGTGGGGTTTTGCGCGCGCCTAGCGCGCGCCTAGCGCACACTTAGCGCACTAATTCGAGGCTCGCCGGCGGGATTTGCACCCGCACCTGGGTTTCCCGTGAGGCGCGACCCCCCGATAATCCCCGGACCTTGAAAGAGTCCCCTGCCGGCATATTGGGGAGTCGCCGCTTACGGTGGTGCATCCCAGCGTGTAAAGCGGCCGGTGGGGGCTTTCCCCTACGGCGAGCATGGTCATGGTTCCAGAATCCTAGTGGGTACCCCTTGCAGTGCGTTGATGCAAGCAACGATGCGATTCATCGTCTCGCTGGAAGGGGTGTTCTTCACGATGATCAAGCCTGGATTGTCCGCTGGCCCAATGCACCAAAGAGGGTGCTCCTTGCCTGATATTGCTGTCAGCACCCACGGTTCGCCATGTTCGGCGTCTTTCAGGTTCTCCAGTACCTCAGTGGGGATGCCCTCCAGTGCGTTGACACAAGCTGCCATTCTCCGCTGGTGGGGACCGTATCGGCTGGATATGATCCCACCGTGAGAACCAACGACCACGGGGAATTCGTAATCGCCCGCCTTGCATTTCTCGATCTTCCACGGTTCGCCATGATCACTCATCTGATTCTCCCTTTCCAAAATCGACTTTCCACTTGATTGGTTTCACTCGCCAACTGTGTACTTTCCGGCAACGCTCCGCCTCCTCGAGTCCCCCGTTCTCCTCCCACATATCGGCCGCGATCAGCAGGCCGTCGCCCTTCAATTCTTCCTGGGGGAAGCCTGGGGGGCAGGGCGGGATCAGCAGGTTGATGATCTTCCGGTTGCGAATAGCGTCTTCCTTTGCCCGCCGCATCTGTTTTTCCACCATCTCTGTAAACAGCGGGGTGAGGTAGTCGTACTCCACGGGTCCGTTGCCAGAGGGCCACTCGTTCTCTTTCTCACTCATCTGCTTCCTCGGTGAGCCTTTCGATGAACATTTCATCCAGCTTGTCCTGATCGCCGGTAATGTCCACTGCCCGGTTCATGAGGCTGACCTTGCTGGAAAGGCTGCGGTAGGTCGCAACCGTACCGGCCTGGTTGGTGTGCAGGTCCACCAGTGAGTAGAGGTCGGCCGGCGTGGCGCCATAGGATTTCACGTACCACTGCATCAACCGGATCATCAAGGTGATACGCCATTTGCTAAACATTGCGATACACTCCATTCGCTCGAGGTTGTGGGTCATTTATATCCGATCCTCTCGACAAGAAATTTGCCGCTCCAACTCCTTCACCCGTTCGGCGAGGCGGTCACGTTCGGCAAGCAGTTCTTCGGCAACGTCGGCCAGCGGTGTTTCCGGCAAGTCAACAGCACCGCATTGAAGGCAGGCGCGCCGAAAATGGTCGATCACTTCGCGGGGGTTGTGGGTCATTTGGTTAACCTTTGTAGTGCCTTGTTCCTTGAAATCTCATGCACTGCCAAAACGATAACTATGAAAACCGTCACCGCAGACTAAGAACCCCATGTCGTCCAACGCCGCCTTGTCGGCATCCGAAACGTCGTCAGGTTCGATACCGCAAATCATCATCACGTCATGTTCGCAATGCGTTGGGTAAGCGGGGTTTCCGTACTTGCGAAAGATTTGCAAGGCGGCAATTAGTTCGTCCAGTCCTTCTGGCTTGCTCATTTGGTTTCTCCAATCGCGTCGAACTTGGCTAGTGCCTTAACAATTCTGCTGGTCAAAAAATCGGGGTATCTTTCGCGTTGATCCTGCAACGCCTCCACCAACTCATCCACAACGGCGAGTTCGGCCTTGATGAGTCCTCTCGTCCACACCGCATCTGCATGATTCATTGACGTGCCAGGAGCGATTCGCCTTACAATTTCCTCGGCCAGTTTGTCGGTTGTTTCGCTCATTTTTGCTCGCTTTCTCCATACTAGCTGGATTTAGTTACCGCGCCGCTCATGTATCCAATAATCCCCTTGGGGGTGGTTGTTCGCTCGTGCTGGGCGAGTGCTTCGTCAAGCATCTCGTCGATCATGTTTTGCTGGTCAACTTTCAACTGTCGCAGGTGACTGTGTTGTTCATCGCTCGCCTTGTCGGGTGAAACCGTTGCAACGTACACCCGCCGGCAAGCCTCTGCGTGAATCGGTTCGCCTTGGTCTTCCCACCAGTCGCCCCATATCGCGATGTCCTCAATCGACTCGGGCGGAAAGGGGAAGTGCTCGGGAGGGACCGCACCGTAGCTCTCGAGTGCCATAGCGAGTGATTTAACGTCTTCGTCTTTCATCGTTTCCTCGATTTCTCGCTACTCCATTGCCATGATGCAGTGGCGAGTCTCGCCCTTATCATCGGTCCACGTTCGGTTGCACGACACGCCAACGTGACCGTTGGGGGCAACGCTGTACTGCAGCGTCCCCGTAAGGCAGATTGGGCAGGTGATCCGGCCGTGCTTACTGTCTTCCGCCTTGGCGTACGCCTTGACGGTGGCGAGGGTCATAAAGGCGATAGTCGCCTCTAGCTCGGCCAATAGCTCATCGCTTGACAGTTCGAGCGGTTTGTTGTCAGACTGTTCGGGTGTTGCCATTTGGATACTCCAACAAAAGAGAGGGGGTGATCTAGTGTCTGGGATTGCTAAGCCGGTTCGCACTGAACTGGACAAGATCAAGGCTCGACTCGACAAGCTGGAAGCGAAGAACGAGCCGGCTAAGAAACCTGCGATACCGCAGAAGAAGACCGCCAAGAAATAAGACGGCGCTTTTCAATTGGACACAGCGGGCATCCCTTAACGGGGTGCCCGTTCGTGTTTCTTGGCAGCACATAGAGGATCACTCACTCGCGTTCAACTCATGAATCATCCGGAAGTATGCTTCCCGGGATGATTCACGGCCGCTCGCACCTTGGATGGTTTCTAACTTGATGTAGACGCCATCTCTCTTTCGCTTGATCCCTTTGTTGACGTACCGGATTAAGGTGCTCGCCGAGAAGGTTCTGCCCGTGTTCACGGATAGGACCGTCGCCAAGATTCTTAGCGGATAAGTCGTTTCGAGGTTCGGATCAATGCTCAAGGTGTTCACGGCCGCTTTGTGGGGTGAAAGGCAGGACTCGGAACGCCATTCAGTAGCAAACTATGTCAAACACCACCACTGCTTGTCAAGTTCATTGACAACACCCCCCCTACTTTGCGAATGATCTTTGCGACACACCGAGTCCTCCCCAATTCCGCAGAGACAAAAAATGACCCAGTCCCTCCCCCCTTACAATCCGCAAGTCAACGGCAACGGTAACGGTGCGCCTCAGCCTGCGCAGCCAGTGCAACAGACAGCACCCGCTCAACCGCAACCGTCGGTCATCCCGGCCGCACCTCAGATGGCACCAGCGACTCCGCAGACAATCGACGCTGGAGGATGGCAGCCGCAGACTGGACAAATCACCCCCCCCGCGACCCAGCCGCAACCTGTTCACCAACCGGTAACACCGCAGACGCCGGCGTCCCCGCCAACCGTACCGACAACGCCCGGTAGCTGGGATTACAACCCGACGCCTGAAACTCCGTCGCAACCATCCCCCGCTGGTGCGCCGGATCAAGGTACGTTCCTGGGTGGAGTACGCGAAGCGCTGGCTCGTGAGGGGGTGGACACAACGCAGTTTGCAGACGATCAGCAAGCACTTGCTCACCTAGCGCAAATCGCTCGCGAACGTCCGCAGTTGGAACAATACGCTCATATGGGGATGCAGCAAGCGCAGCAACTCCAGCAGTACCAACAACAGCCTCCTGCGGCACAACCGCAAGCGCCCGCCACACCTGAGAGCGACCCTCTCGATGAGGCATGGGGCGCGCCGGAATACGATCCGAACTGGGAACAGTACGTCGAGTTCGATCAGGAAAGCGAAACGTACCGGCCAATCAACCCCTCGGTGCCATACGCCTGGGTTGATGGGGTCAACAAGTACCACCAGTTCCTTCGCACGAAGACCCGCGACTTCCTTTCCAACCCGATCAAAAAGACCTGGCAGGGAATCGAGACGCAGGTTGACAAGCGTGTCGAGGAGCGTGTCGAGGCCAAGCTGCGAGAGGTGGAAGACCGCAACACCGTGCGGGAATTCCAGAAGAACAATGCCGGCTGGCTGTACGAGAAGGGGCAAAACGGGGAACCGGTTATAGCGCACCAAACGGGCGAGCCGGTCTACAGCCCGATGGGCCAGCAGTTCCGCCAACGGATCGATTGGCTGCGGAACAACGGGATCACCGAACCGAAACAACTGCTGTTCACCGCACTGGATCAACTGCGAGGCGACTTCGCCCAGTTGCAACTCCAGCAGATGCAGCAGCGACAAGCGATGCAGGCGCAGCAGGCAGCGCAGCAGTTGCCGGCACCGGCCGCACAGCAGCCGGCCTATCCGGTTACCCCTGCCAACGCACCGGCTTATCCGGTAGCAGCCAACGAAGCAGTTCCGCCAGTGAACGGTTTGCCGACCGTTTACAACCCGAGTCCTTTACCGCAGCAACCGAGTCCAGAGCAGGCCAGTGCAAATCGCATCGGCTCGTTCCTGGGTAACGCACACGCAGCGTTCCAAACGCAGGGCAGCGTAATGCCGGCCGCAGTTGGAGCACCTGTTGTTGTTCGCAATCAAGGCGACCTTGATGCGATGTGGGAGTCCGAGTTGAACGCTCACCTCGGATCGTAGAGAGCCAAGTAACTTTTACGGAGCACGACTATGGCTACTGATGCCTGGGCGGGACTAATTCACAGCACCGCGCCGAAGTATGTGAAAGGTGCCGCTGACCTCACGATGAGGGGGCGGTTGCTTCTTTCCATGATCCTCAATCGAGGACGTGTCAAGCACAACGAGGGTGGTAACACCTGCACGTGGGCAGTGCAGTTCGACCAGCCACCCGTATCTGATCACATCGACGGTGAAGTGATCAACTACGCCCGACACGACCTGTTGCGTCACCTCACAATCGATTGGCGAGGTTACAAGGCAACGGACCTGATGACGCGAATCGAGAAGGAAAAGAACAAGGGCGATGTCGCCATTGTCAATCGCTACAAGCGAATCCTTCCCCAACTGACCCAGTCGCTTCGCGACCACTTCTGCGCTGAACTGTTCATCGACGGTTACGCCGCAGGCAACGAGAACAAGATTCACGGAATCGAATCTTTCCTCGGTGACGACGGTGGTACGCTGGGCACGGAGAAGGTTGCCGCCCCGAGCGATACCTACGGTGGCAAGAACACCGCAGTCGCCGATGAAGGTGGCAGTTGGTCGGCCGATGGCACAGCACCGAACGCCGGCTTGGCGACGGACTGGCCCAACGGCTCCGGTGACGCCCGGTACGACTACCTCTCGCCGAAGCTGATGAACTACGGCTTCGACTGGGATGGAAGTGGTGCCGACACGTGGGAAGCGAACTGCATCCGAGTGCTGCGTCAAACGCACACCTGGTTGCGGCTGACCGGTGGCGCCGATGGCGTGCCTGACCTGGCGTTGCTCTCGGGTGACTTGATGGTCGGCTTGAAGAACGCCTACGAGGCGGACTTCCGCATCAACGTCCCCCACAAGGAAAGTGAAACCCTCGGGTTCCCGAACAGCCTCAACTTTGAAGGCATGTCGGTTGATCAGGACTTCGATGTTCCCGCTGGCCTCGGCTATGTGATGAACATTGATCACCTGGAATTGGCGACCTTGACCGAAGACCTTTGGTACTCGTTCGGTCCAGAACATGATCCGCGCGTCGATGCGTGGCTGTTCTTTGTCGGCTTCATGGGCAACATGCGGTGGCAGCCCAAGTTCTTCGCCAAGCTGAAATCGTACGCCACCTAATCGTCCCGTCCCATTAGGGGAGAGTTGTTTACTGTTTTCGTAATCTCTCGGAGAGTCACAAATGACAACCTTTACAAATCCACTATTCGGGTTGGGGACGACTCGGCATGAAGGCGCAAGTGTTCCTGCCGTAGCGGACCAAGGGGAATCCTTAGGAATCCTCGGTGCAACCCACGAGTTCGCGGTCGAGAATCGCGGTAGCGGTCGCATGTCGGCCGATGACCGCGACACTCAAGGCACCATTGAGTGCATGATGGTCCGCAACGAATCGGGCATCAACTTGCTGCCCGGTTACGCTGTGTCGTGGACCGCTGGTTCCCGGTTCAAGTCGGTGGACGGTTATGTAACCGTCACGGCCGGCGAGGCAGCGGGTATTGTTGACCCGTATCTCAAAGCCGCTGGCGTTCGCGACGATGACATCTTCTGGCTGGTCCGCAAGGGACAAGTCAATGTGAAGACGTCGTTGGCGGGTAACGCTGAGAACGTCATCTCAGAGGGTGACATCCTCTACGCTCTGACCGCTGCAACGAGCCAAGCAACGACTGCTGGCCGGGTAATCGCCTTCGCTGCGACCACGGGTACGACCAGCGCGCTGCAGCAACTTTACAACCGCATCGGCCGCGCGTTGTCTGCGAAGACCACGGCGCAGACAAATGCTGACGTCACCGTGGACGTCAACATCGCCGGCAACTAGGTACACCTCGCGTTGCGCCCGCATGGGCGTTGGTGAGGACTCGGAGCGCCGTTCGCGTGGTTCGCCAGCGGGCGGCGTTTTTTTATAACACCCCAAGGAGAAACGACCATGAAAGGCTATAAGGGCAACAAAGGCAGCGGGAAGTTGCCTACTGGGAAGGTCCGTAACGTGCAGAAGGGTTCGACCCTCGGCACAGATCGCGGTGGTGGTTCCACGAAGAACGCCAAGAAGGCGAAAACGAAGTAGCGAAGAAAAGTAGCGCCCGGCTCGCGTGAACGACCGGGCGCTTGCGTCATCCCCTAGACCAAGTAGGAGACAACGATGTCAGATCGTAAGTTGTGCACCAAGTGTTTTCAAGAGAAACCCCACAGTGAATTCTGGAAGTCTCGCAACACCAAGGATGGATTCAACACAAAGTGCAAGGATTGCGGCCGCGAGGCCAAGAGAAGGCAGAAGGAGAATAACCCCGAGCACTATCGCAAGAAGCGAAAAGAGTATTACCACAAATACGAGAAAACCATCAAGGCGAAGCTGCGACAATCCAACTACATCAAGCGTTGGAGGATTGAAACTCTCTACGGGATCACTCACGAAGAATACCTCGGCATCCTTGCAAAACAGAACTACGCTTGTGCGATCTGTGAGGGTGAACTTATACCGGGGACAAACAAAAAGCCCCACATCGACCATTGCCACGAAACAGGGAAAGTGCGAGGAGTGTTATGCAAAGGTTGCAACACAGCGCTTGGGTTTCTCGGCGACAACATCGAGGGGGTGAAAAGAGCACTGGCGTACCTATCCGAGTCCGAGTCCTTAACTACGAAGGTGAACGCAAATGAGTCCGATGGCACTTGACATTCTGTTTGTTCAGTATGCTTACGGCGGCAACGGCGGAGTAGCCTCCACGCTGCCCGAAATCGTTGAATGGTGGGCAGACACCAAGATCAAGATGCACCTCGACCCGAGGATCGGGCGAATCGAGACGTGCATCATCGCTGATACCCCAATCACGATGGGTCGAAACAAGGCGGTGCAAGAAGCTCGCCGGCGCAACTGCGACCTGATCCTGATGATCGACTCAGACAACAAGCCCGACACCCGCGTCGGGGGCGACCATGAGGCGAAACCGTTTTGGGATTCGTCTTTCGAGTTCGTCTACGACCGCAAGGTGAAGGGCTTGCCCACGGGCATCGCCGCGCCTTACTGCGGTCCCCCGCCCAATGAGTTGGGCAGCGGGGAAGAAAACCCGTACGCCTTCTACTGGACGAACAACCAAACCGAGTCCCCGGACGACATCTTCCGGATCGCCCAGTACGAGCGTATGCACGCTGCCATGATGAAGGGGATACACCCAGTGGCCGCAGTGCCCACGGGATTGACCCTGTGGACAACCGATTGCTTTGACCTTCCCGAACTGTACGACACCCGCCGGGTGATCGACGAACTGATGTCGGGCAAGCTGGACAAGGCCGGTGCGCTGCAGAAACTCAAGCGGCAAGGGTACTTCTACTACGAGTATGAAGACGTCTTCTGTGAGTCCAAGGCGAGCACTGAGGATGTTACCGCCTCGCGTGACATCTCCCTCGCTGGACACGCCAAGGGATACGGTGACTGCCTCTGGATGAACTTCGATTCATGGGCTGGTCATATGAAACCCAAGTGCGTGGGCAAGCCGCAGCGGATCGCCGCGGACTATGTCGCCGCTGAGCTAGGGCAGGCTGCGGTCGGCCCGGCCCAAGACGACGAGACTCGCTATGTGGACTTCACGCAAAACGAGCCTGCCGGCAACTCGTTCCCCGCGAACGGCAAGGCGCCGGTGGGGGCGAAGGACAAGCCTCTAGTCGGCAAGCCGACCGCTGGCAAACACACCTACACCGAATCGCATAAGGGGACCACGGACGTCTCCAAGATCGCGATGTCTTCAACGGAAGACCTGGTTGTGCTGCGGACGATTGTTCAACAACTGGCGGTAGACCGCGAAACTCCGATGGATGTCGTGGAGGTCGGAAGCTGGAACGGTGAGTCCGCGAAGGCGATGGTGCAAACCGGTCTGTGCAACGTCTTGTGCATCGATCCGCTGTATGACCGCTGCGTTGATCCAAATGGCAATGTCGTGTACGACGCCCCTCACAATGGACTGTTCGATGCGTTCATAAACAACACCGCGAAGTACCCCGAGATTACGTTGCTACGTGCCCCTTCATTGGAGGCAGCTAAGGGATTCCACCCTCGGCAACGGCCGGACATCGTCTTCATTGATGGCGACCACGACGAGGAGAGCGTTCGTGGTGACATCGAGGCGTGGCTGCCCATCGTCAAGGACGACGGTTACCTTATCGGGCACGATTACGGTCACCCAGCGTTTGAAGGTGTGCAACGTGCTGTGGACTCAACTCTTGGTCACGTGATGACGTTCAACCGAGGCTATTGGGTTTACTCCAAGAAGGACGCGAATCCGCAGGTGGACAAGACTCCGATGGAGGACGTGGTCAGCAACACCGACTACGTGGGCGGCGTTCATTCGACAATCTGCGGACGCAAGGTTCGGCAACTGGGAATCGAAACTCCAGAGCAAGACTTGAAAGCCCTCAAGGAATGGACTCGCTACCTGCAAGGGATGCGGCCGTACCCGGTCAAGGTTGTGGAGGTCGGATCGTGGGTCGGTGCTTCCACGCTGGCGCTACTCGAGGGGATGCTGGATGGTGGTGGTTGCGTCCACTGCGTAGACCACTGGCTAGGCAGTCCCGACCAAACCGCCGACGTGATCAATCGCCTCGAGAACGGGGGCGAAGATGTTTTCGAGCGGTTCAAGGAGAACATCGGGAAGGACTTCCTCGGCACTCGCGTAATGGTGACCAAGGGCGATGCCTGCGAGGTCGCAATGAAGTTCAAACAGTCTCTCGAGGTGGACATGGTCTATCTCGATGCGGACCACCGAACCGATGAAGTTATCAGGCAGGTGCTCGCCTGGTTGCCTCACATCCGCGACGACGGATTTATGACTGGGCACGACTACACGACGCCTGAGGTCAAGAAGGCAGTGCATAAAGTGTTCCCTCAAGACCTGGTGCAAATCATTGACGAGACTGCCGTGTGGGTTGTCAGCGTCGGCGAGTATCGCAAGTGGCTCGCCGAGCATAACGAAAATCGTGCCGCCGAGGAGGCTGTAACGGCATGAGCAAGTTAGCCTCACAAGCAGACATTGATGCGGTCAATGAGTTGATTGGTGCGCCGGAAGTTATGCCCGGTCACCGGTTTTGTTTGGGGTGCTTGAAGCAAAAGCCGGTGAACGAATTCCACGAGGACAGCAAGGCTTGCCTGCCCTGTTCGGAGTCGCTGGAAATCAAAGAACTGGCCGAGCGTAAAGAAAAGAAACTCGACGATCTGGCCGCAGTCGCCGAGAAGATGATCCACGCAACTGCCAAGAACAGCCTCAACGTGCCCCACGTTACGGAGTACGTGCAGGAAATAATTGAGCAGTTGGGTGGAGTCAAAGAACTGGTACGACGCCGGCTCGGCGCATTGCAGAACGCCGAACAGGATGACGGTGGTTCTGCCCGGGTGATGCGTGGTTATGAGCAATTGGAAAAGCTGATTGTCAGTTCCACGGAACACCTGGATAGCGCTCCAGACATCGACAAGATGAGTCGCGAAGAACTGTCTCAGCAATTGGCATATCTGTTGATGTCAGACGCAGACCTCATCGAATCGACCCTCGCGCCATCTCCCGATGAACCCGAGGAGAGCGATGACGCAGACGCCGACTAACATGGCGAATGTCTTCTTGACGCCTGAGCAGAAGTCTCAGCGCCTCGAGGAAACCATTCATGCCCTCGACGCAATGGACCGGGAACCTCTCTCGGTCTATCGCCCTTTGGATACTCAAGTAGCTTTCCACCGCTCCCCTGCGCACGAACGCATCGTGCGTGGGGGAAAGCGGTCGGGAAAGACCATCTCGGTTGCGCTTGAGTTTGCATCGGCGGTCACCGGTATCCCGATCACCATGACCGACGGGGAAACCAAGTTCGACATCAAGTACCCAACCGATCGCCCGTTGTTGGCGTGGGTCATTGGCTGGGATCAAAAGCACATTGGACAGACGCTCTACAAGACTCTGTTCATGCCGGGATTGCTCAAGCTGATCCGCGACAAGGTCACCGGCAAGTGGGTTATCTGGAACGAGAACATTCCAGACCACGCCGAACGCCGTGACGAGGTCAAACCGTCTTCGCCCCTGATTCCTCCCCGCCTGATCGATCCGTCGAAGTGGGGCTGGGAAAGCAAGCGGGAGAAGATTTGGACCCAGTGCGGACTCACCAACGGAACCATGCTCTACGCCTTCCCCTCTACGGCACCGCAGCCTAAGCAGGGTGACGCTGTTGACATCATATGGATCGATGAAGACATCCGGTTCTCCGAGCACGTGAAAGAGTGGCAAGACCGTTTGTCCACGAACCGCGGTTACATGCTGTGGTCGGTGTGGCCTCACTCGACGAACACCGCTTTGCTCGAGATGCACAAACGTGCCGAGAAGCAGAAGGACTTGCCCGAGGAACAACAGAAGGTACACGAGACTCAACTGAGGATGAGCGACAACCCGTACATCACTCCCGAGTCGAAGGATGAAGCGGTTGACCGTATGTCAACGCCCGAGGAACGACGCGCTCGTGACTACGGTGAATTCATCTTCGACCGCATCCTGATGTACTCGTTCAATCCCGAACTGCATGGCGTCCCCTCGATGATTCCGGACGACAAGCTAACGAAGGTCTACATCAACAACGGGCGCAAGCTGCCCTTGCACTGGACCCGGTATCTCTACCTTGACCCGGGGTACGCGACTGCGGCCGTGCTGATCTTCGCTATCCCGCCCGATGGCGAGTGTGGCGACGTGATGGTGTGTGAGGATGAAATCTATCTCCATAACGCAAGCTGCAACGACGTCGCTCGAGAGACTGCTACCCGTTGCGGCGGCAAGTTCTTTGAGCAGTTCGTCATCGACAACCGAGCCGCCCGGCAAACGCCTATGTCGGGTGGACCGACTATCGGTGAGCAGTACGTCGCGGCCTTCCGCAAGTACCACCTCGAGTGCCGGCAGACTGGCAACCACTTCCTGCCTGGCAGCGACAACGTCGGCGCACGAACCACCAAGGTGCGTAGCTGGCTGCAGGTGCGAGAGAACGATGGTCCGAAGCTGCGATTCGTCCTCGACCGCACCGTCAACACTCAAGACGAATTCACCAAGTACAAGCGTGTTGTGACCAAGGAAGACTTCACCGACAAGCCGGTAGATGCCAACAACCATGCGATGAACTGTATGGAGTACGCCGTGATGTCCGACCCGACGTTTGTTCCCGGCAACGCCGAGCAAACCGTCATGCCTCCGGAACTGCGAGCGTTTTGGGACTTCTACAACCAGCACACCGCCGGCCAGCAACACGGATCAAAAAGCATCAATTTGGGACCACCTATTCCGAGTCCTTAACACGATGGAGTAAAGCGATGGCGAAGGCCAAACAAGCGAACAAAGAAGTTGAACAGCAGGAAGACCCGTATGAGGTTGACGTGCTGCCAACACCCGACATTGGCGACCGCATTTGGTGGTACTCCAATGGTGACCCCAGCACGACGCCGGCGGTCGGTTTCGTGACGGTCATTGAAGGCCCGGGGCGAGTGACTGCGTATGTCCTTCACGGATCGAAGGCGGCAATGACTCACCGGAATCTCAACTGGGTCGGCAACCCCGACAAGAGGCAGCACAAGAACATGCCTCACAACGGGGGCTTCGATTGGCGGTTCAACAAGGTTCCGGTACACGCCTACAACCACCACCGTCGCAAGCTGAAAGAAGCGGCTCAAAGACGGAAGGCCGAGCAGGACGCAATCGATCGGGAGCGAGCGATCAAACTGCAGAAGCAGAAGGATCAAGCCGCAGCAGCCGCAGCCAGCGCTCAGAGGCTCGAGGCTGACACGGGCGGCAACACGGAACCCACACCCGCGAAGGAATAGTGACCCATGCTGGCAAACGAACACTCCTACATCCCTCATGAAATGTTCCGGCCACTCGTCAACGGGTGGTTAGGGAAGATTGAACTTGCGCGTCGAGGGCGTAACCGCTGGGCCGAGGAAGCCAAAGAGTGCCAAGCGTTCTACGGCGAACCCACTGGCTTTATGTGGGACAGCAAGTACGAGGGGAAGTTTTGGTCGTCTGCCATGGAAGCGCCTCGCTTCATGATCACGTTGGCGAAGGCGTTTGAACTGGTTGCTATCTTTGGGCCGACGTTGTGGTCGAACGTGCCGCATCGAACTGTGACACCGAAGCGTCAGTTGATGGTCCCCCCCGGACTTTTCGGGGGGAACATGCAAGACCCACGTGCGCAGCAGATGATGCAGCAGATTCAACAACAGATGGCACAGAAGCGATCCGTTGATGAAATCACGTCGAACATGATGGAGATGTGGCTGAACTACACACCCCTGGAACAACCCGGGGGTGGGCTTGAAACTCACGGCGAAATGGCAGTGACAGAAGCGCTCATCAAGGGGCGTTCTATCCTCTGGCCTAAGCCGTACAAGATGCCCGGTTCGCAGAAGACGTTGACCGGATGCTTCTGGAAAACCGTCGATGACTTGTTCATTGATCCCGACGGTACCAGCGTGGATGAGGCGTCATGGGTTGCCGTTCGCTGGGTGCAACCGTGGTGGGTCGTCGAGGAACGATTCAAGCTGCCGAAGAATTCCCTCAAGGATCGCGGCACTCTCGAGAGTACCCATAGCGTTGGTGGACGACTGGAAGACCCCCTAGCAGGTCAGAAGCGTGCGCAAGGCATGACGAACGACCTGATCGAATACTACGAGATATTCTCCAAGGCCGGCGTCGGATCGCGGATGTGCGGCGTGGAGACTGCGGTAGCGGAACGACTGGAGGACGTGGTCGGCAAACACGCCTACATGGTCATCTCCCCCGAGGTGCCCTACCCGCTCAACGCACCAACCGAGAAGTTCTACGCTGGCGCCGATGACCTGGAAGTACGGGCGATGTATTCCTGGCCGGTACCAACCTGGACCGATGACGCCTGGCCTTTCACGCTGCTGGACTTCTATCCGGTACCGGGTGAGTTGTGGCCTAAGCCTCCACTGGCACCGGGCCTCGGTGAATTGAAGTTCCTCAACGTGATGATCAGTCACCTCGCTAACCGCATTTGGTCGAGCAGCCGGGACATCATCGCAGTGGAAGCCTCGATGTTCGAGGAAGCCCGGGAGATTCTGGAGAACGGTGGGGATCAAGCAATCCTCAAATACAACAAGATGGGCAGCGGGCAGATTCGGGAGAACATCGACTTCCTGCAGCAGCCGCAAACAAACTTCGATGTGTGGCAGATCATCGCGGCGATCAGCGACATATTCGACAAGCGTGTCGGGCTGACGGACTTGCTCTACGGCATGAACCCCGGCGGCACACAACCTCGCACGGCCGAGGAGATGGTCACCAAACAACGCAACGTCAGCGTGCGACCCGAAAAGATGGCAAGCGTGGTGGAAAGGTTCTCGGGACTCACCGCGCGGCGCGAGGCGTTCTGCACTCGATTCTTTGTTGATGGCGCTTCGGTCGAGCCGCTGTTTGGTCCCTTTGGCCGGCAGGCTTGGGAGGAAAACATCATGGCTACCGACGTGGAATTGGTGGTCAGAGAGATGACTTATTCCATCGCGGCCGGCAGCACCAGGCGTCCGAACAAAGATCGGGACGTCGCGAATATCAATTCGTTCGGCCAGCAGTTCGGCCAAGCGTTATCGCAGTACGCCCTCCAGACTGGGCAGGTGCAAACGCTCAACGGTTTGATGCGCAAATGGGGCGAAGCGTCTGACATGGATGTCGAGGAGTTGATGCTGCAGCCACCACCGCAGCCCGATCCGCAGCAGATGATGGAGATGCAGCGTCAGCAGATGCAGCAGCAGATGCAGATGCAACAGCAACAGATGCAGTTCCAGCAGTCGCTCAAGAAGGCTGAGATGGAAGCAGGCGTCCAGCGCAAGCAGGCTGAGACGCAGGCGAAGATGCAGCTTGAGCGGTTGAAGAACGTCGATGCCATGCAGATGGATCAGTCCGAGCACTCGCAAGAGATGACGCAGGATCAGCAGCAGCACCGCCTCGATATGACGCAGGCAGAGCAAGAGCACACGCTCAAGATGTCGATGGAACGGGGCATGAACCGGATCAAACAGATGGAAGCGATAACCCGGGCGAAAGCGGCAAAACAACCCTCAAGCAACGGAGCAAGTAAATGAGTATTTCACAAGAAGCGCGACGCGCACTAATGAAGGCTATCGGCACGTCCTACGCCAACGAAGTGATGGACGCCATCGCCAGTCTTGATGCAGCCGAAGCGGGGTACCTGGATGCCATCACGCCCGGCACCTCGGAGGCAAGCAAGGCGATCGTTCTTGACTCCAACAGCGAGTTGAACGACATCGGTGTCATCAAGTCAGTTGACAAGATCGTTTCAACGTCAGAGGTTCTGGCTCTGAACGCCACCCCGATTACGGTCCTTAGTGCCGTAGGTTCCGGTGTGTATCCCGAATTCCTTGGGGCTTATGTGTTTCTCGACTACAACTCGGCAGCCTATGCCGACGATGCCGGCGAAGACCTGGTCATTCAAAACCTGTCGGGTGGTGCCGAGGTTAGCCAGTCAGCGGACGGTTCGCTGTTCGATGGAACCGCCGATGCGCTGGTGTGGGTGGGACCGAAGGGCGGGGAAGCTATCACGACGAGCACGCTTGTTGACAATGGTGGGTTCGAGGTGACGATCCAAAGTGGTGAGTGGATCACTGGAAACAGTCCATTAAAAATTCGTTTGTACTACCGTGAAATCCGCAAGGCCGCATTGGAGGCAATCGCGTAAGCCATGACCAGTAACTCCGCCCTGAAAATCTACGTGGAAGCCTTGTTCGATGGCGACGTCGATACATGCGAATCCATTGCCCGCAAGTTCTCACCGCACGATGCGATGATGATTGACGAGGTCGTCGCGGCCGACGCCCTGGTGATGTTCTATCGCAGTCTCGATACGGGCGCTACGCTCAAGTTTGCCCATATGTGTGCGCTGCAGCAGGCACCCAAGTGCATGACCGATCGGGAATTCTTCCACGGGGTTGGTGACCTCGGCAAGCAGTTCGAGGGTTCGGATCAAGACCTGGCACTGCGACTCAAGGTTGCGAAGCAGCACGGGTATAAGCCCAGCCGCAATGACTTCTACAACCCTGCGCTCGCTCGCTTCCCGGGTGACCCCGAGGCGTTCATCCCGTCAACGGGTGGACGTGGTCACGTACAGAAGGTGCTCGAGTCCCGTGGTCAGTCGGCCGAGGGCGCAGTCAACGTCAAGGGCCGGGAAGCCCCTCCACCCCAGCCTAAGCGACTGGGTGACGACATCGCTCTAGCCGCAGCGAAGAAGATGGCGGCTGAGAATCCCGAGTTGCGCCGCAAGTCCAAGCGGGAACTTATCTCGATGGCAGTCGAGAAGCACGGGGCAAAGAAGAACTCCATCAAAACTCCCGAGTCCTACAAGCAAGGTTAGTCATGCCACGAGGCAAAGGCTCAGATACCGGACGCAGTCGGTTCCGTCGTATGCTCGTGACGGACGCTATTCGCAGGCGCAAGCGTGGAGGCATTGCCACCACGTCCGACATCGGTTTTGACGTCACAGACTGCGTGTGGTGGGACTACGTTCTCGATGATGGTGTACCTGTCTTCGATGACCTGTCTGCCGGCAGTCCAGACAGTTACAGCAATTCCAGCGGGTTTTCCGACGCACATATCCGAGGTGCTGTTGGCTCACACACCAACTTCTACAACGACGACACCTGGCTGGACCGCCCCAACGATGAGTTTTCGTGTGCTGGGTGGTTCAGGCCAAACACCGTCAGCGGCACGGAAGGAATCTTCGGCAAGACTGGAGCGGCAATTGGCGACCGAGAGTGGGAAGTTGTTCGATCCAGTTCCCGCTTATTTTGGAGGCTCACCAGCAACACAGACGTAGAGGTTTTGCTGGCGTCAGCAGTCGATTCGATTGAGGTGGGAGTGTGGTATTTCATTGCGCTGATATGGGATGCCGACCAAGACAAGCAGGCGAATCTGATGACGGTCTTCTTGGGCGACGAGAACGGCACCACCATTCACAGCACGGGGAGCAACAGCGCCAACGCCGCAACCGTGAAGAACACGACGCAGAGGTTTGGTATTGGCGACAACGACCGCAACGCCGGATTTAACGGCGACACAGATGAAGCGGTCTACAGCGACCGAGCGTTTACCGACGCTGAGGTTCTGGCCTTGTTCAACAACGGTAAGGGAGTGACTTACGGATAATGACACTTCGCGCATACATCGACCGACGGATAGGCAAGAGCACCAACGTCAACTTCGGCGCAGGTGACGTGATCAGCGTACACCTATCGACCCGGGGGCGACCTGGCCGCAACGGTGATCCTGCCAGTGACTCCAATCGCAACGCCCGCAACTCGATGCTGATTGTCGAGGGATGGGAAGACGACGACCTCGAGGCGTACATGTTGCGCAACGACATCGACATCGTCGCTTACCCGTATCAGGTCACCGAGGAGGTTACTCTACCCGATGGGTCGAAGGAACGACGTCAGCGCCGACGTTCACGCAAGCGGCTCGCCCTGGCCTCGCTGGTCAACGCCGGCGTGTTGGAAGCAGACTTCAATACTCGCAAGCGACTTCCCCGGGTGAACTTCTCAGACCTCAACTTCAACAACCGGGGACTACCTTCCGCTAGTGACGGTGGAACCCTTGTCGATGAGGAGCAAGACCGGGTGAGCAACCCTCGTCGGCCGCGCATAAAACCACATCGAACGGCAGGCAATCGTTACAGGAAGAAACCAGCCTACGACAACCTGAACAACCTCTCGTCTCGCTGGGCGGCAGCATCGCAGGCAGATCGCAAGCCACTTGCAGCGAGGGTTGCTGCAACCGTGCTGGAGGGGATTACGCGCCGTCGCTTCGGCGTTGAAGGCTTCCCTGGCCTGGAGATCAAGATTCACAAGGTGCGGTTGATCCAAGGGAAGGGCGTCGAAGTCTACCTGCAGGCGTGGCAAGGCGAGAACCAGCGAGGGTTCGGCAAGACCGGCACGGTGGACATTGAACGCCTGACGCTGATCAATCCCTCAATGGGAGTGGATGGCACAGTCGATCCGCTCAAGGGAGTGACTGCCGACATCGCCCGATCGGTTGCGCGTTTCGGAAAAGATGGTGCGGGGATCATCCCCGGCAAGATCGGGCGGTCAAGCTACACCATCGGGTCCGAGGCGGGTGATGGGTACACAAGGAAGGATGATGCGACATTCGCGACATGCCGAACCAACGACGCTGACTCGGTGGATCACGAGGGCACTTCCCGACAGATTGAGGCCAGCGACGTCGGGGCAGACTTCCGAATCCAACGCTGCCACTTCCCATTCGACACCAGCAGCATCGGTGCTTCGGAAACCATCGACAGTGCGACTCTGACGCTTTCCTTCGGGGGCATCACCGACACCGACTCGGTAGATGTGGACTTCCTCGAAGGCGACATGGCAGCCAGCAGCACACTTGCCGTTGGCGACCACGAGCCATTGAGCTACACGTCGATTGCTGACTCGATTGCGTTGTCAAGTACGCCGGGTTACCAGGAGGACATTCCCCTCACTGACACCAGCATCATCGCCAAAGGGAGCGGGTTCACGAAGATCACGACCGCGATTTCCCGGGACACGGACAATTCCGCACCAACCGGGGTCAATACCATAACGGTCAGCTTCGTGGAGCAAGTCAGTGCGGGTTTCCGTCCGTCGCTATTTGTGGAGACATCGGGTGATGCTTCGGTCACAGTCGGCGCTACGGGAGGCCGGGATTACGCTGACTTCGCAACAGCAGAGGCAGACCTAGGCGCAGGAGCACGGACATGGACGTGCTACGAGGGGGGAGACTTAGGCGCTCTCACGCTCAACGACACAGACCCCTCATCACTGGTGATCGAGGTTGCGGTCGGCAATGGGCACGATGGTATCAGTGGTGGCACGTTCTCTACCGGCAGTTTTTCCATCTCCGCTGGGTTCGGCGCCATAGGCGACCTGACGGTGCGAGGTCTGCACCTTCAGGGTGCGATGACTCTCCCAAGCAACAATGCCGATCCGGTCGTTTTGACATTTGAGGAGATACTTCAAACCTACGTTTTGGGAGTTACCAATCTGTGTACCAGTGCGGTGTCCCACACCTTTACGTGGCGTAACTGCATAATGCGGACTGGTTTTTACACCGGACACATTTTATCCGGCTTAAACCAGACCCTTTCAAACTGCACGATTGTACGTGACAGTGACACTCTAGGTGCGCTGCGTTTTTTGCGTAATGGAACCGGCACGATTCTTGCTGAGAACTGCTACGCAGTGAACCAAGGCGATGGTCCTGGTATTGACACCGTTATCGGATCGACCGGCACCACCACGCTAAACAACTGCGCTTCGCATGACGACACCGCCGACGATTACCTCGGAAGCAACAACGTCCTGAACGCTACAGCCGCAACGTCGGTTGTGGACATCGAGGGATCAGACATGCGGCCTATCACCGGCGGTCCACTCGACGGCGCAGGCAAGACCATTGTGGCAGTCACCGATGACATCGTGGGCGTGTCTCGCCCGGTGGGTGACAACTACACCATTGGCGCACACGAGGCGACCGTTTACGTGGCTGGTGGACTCCCCAACAAATTCAAACGAAACTTGTTCCACCTCTGGCGCAAGCGAAGAATCAGAAACACCCCATCCTAACGGAGAACTACCATGCGTAAGTTTGCAGCGACAAAGAAGGTCCGTGGATCACTGACACGTACCGCTGACACCAATGCCTATGCGGCCGGCGACGTGATCGCAAACGCTACCAGTAGTGGTGAGCCAAACATCACGTTCGAGAATGTGGCTGCTGCCGAAACCAACGGCAAGGGCTACATCACCAACGCGATCCTCATTTGCAGTGGCCTCGCCGCCACACCGGGCGACCTGGAGTTGTGGGTATTCGATGCTGCCATCGCCTCGCAGAATGACAACGCTGCCTTTGCCCCATCGGATGCGGAACTGACCAATGGTCTGCTGGGCGTCCTCTCGTTTACGACCGAGAAGGATACCGCGAACAATCGCGTCTACATCGCGGACGCTGCGGAGTTGCCCATTCAGTTTGTGTGTGAAGGCGACAGCGTTCGTGACCTGTACGGTGTTCTCGTCGTTCGCAACGCCATGAGCGGAGTGAGCGCTGAGGTATTCACCGTTGTACTCGACATTGACCTCAACGAATTGGCCTAGCCATGACAATCGCGCTTGTCACCTTCAACGACATCATCGAGCACCTTACCGACGTCAAGTTCGGTGGGGTCGGTTCGGAGCAACTGCGTGTTCTCAAGCGTGCGGTTCGTCAAGGCGTTCGTCAGTTGGTGGAGTATCACGATTGGCGATACTACCTCTACGAGCACAAGCTGCCCTTGGACGTCGCAGTTGAGAGCACTACGGCAACTGCGACGTACGACCACACGGGCGGTACCAACGAGCGAGAGGTAACTATCTCCGATACGTTGGTGCCATCCTGGTTGTCGGATAACCCTCGTCACGGGCGGTTCTCGCTGGCGAGTGAAATCTACGCTGTGGACACGTACGTTAGCACGACCGTGTTCACGCTGGACGATCAGATCAACCCTCGGGCGGATGTCGCGGCAACAACAGACTGGACGCTGTACCGCAACACCTACCCGCTGCCCGATGACTTCAACGGTGCGAACCACATCAAGGAACGCAACAACCCTTGGAGCTATGCCTACGTGGAGCCGGATGACTGGCACACCTACGAGCAAGGTTATGGCAACATCGGGGGTCCGTTCTACTGGACGATCATGCAAGACCCTGATCGACCTGGTGGGTGGGTAGTTCGCACGGTTGGTTACCCCACTGAGGCGGATTACATCTCGCTCTTGTATCAGAAGAAGGCGACCGACCCGACTCTCACCGGGCAGGAAACCAAGGCCAGCGTAGGCACCGTGACTACGAATGGCACCACGACAGTTACGGGAAGCAGCACGACTTTTGACTCCACGATGGTGGGTTCTGTCTTGCGACTGGGTGACGCCAGTAATGGGCCGACCTCGCCCGAGGGGACAAACCCTGCAGCGCAGGAGCACATCATCAAGGCGGTTGCGAGTGCTACCTCCCTCACACTCGTGGATGCCGCGCCGACTCTCGCGGGTGTGAAGTACACGATCAGCAGCCACCTCGACATCGAGCACGGTGCGATGGAGAACGCCTTGCTGCGGTCGTGCGAGCATATGCTGGCCGTGATGATCGCGGACCCAGCAACCATCGCGGATCGGCAACGCCAGTTCTTCATGGCTGCGAACGATGCCAAGAAGTCTGACTCCAAGCTGACCATGCCGCGCCAGTCGGGTTCTGGATACGGTCCCTCACGCAGCCTGCTTGGGAACGTGGACGGATACAACTTTGGTTCTAATCAAGCCCTACCGGGACTGTAATGCTTACTCACCTGAAAGCCGGCCGGGACAAGCCTCTCGGCAAGTGGTTGGGCAGAATGTCCAACGCCGACCCTCACGACATCCCCGAGGGTGGAGCACAGATTCAAAACAACCTCCAGTGCTTACGGGAGGGTGTTCTTTCCGTGCGCGGTGGGGTGCAAAGTTCCAGCAACTTCACGGATGGTTCGCCGGGAACGGACTCCCTTATTTCGATCTACGGGTACGTGCGTCCCGAGGGCAACGGCGTCTTGTGTGTGGAGAGTGATGGGCGTCTCAGCTTCCGTCGGGGTGGATCATCCACCAGTTTGCAAACCGGGCTGAACACCTACCGACGCTGGCACTTCGAGAAGGATCGTCGCGGCCGGGCGATCATCACCAGTGGCATGGAGCGTGGTCTTCTGTGGGATGGTCTGGAGGCGACCCCCGTGGAACTGGGGATCGATCCACCCACGACCACCCATAGCGTTGCTTCCCCGACCGGCGGAGCGGCAACCGCTGGGGACTACGTGATGGCGTATCGCTACGTCGATGATCGCTTGCCACCGACCCAATACTCCAGCTTGTCCACCCTGGTTGCGCACACGGCAGCTACGAGCGACAAGTTTGAACACACCGGACTGGCAGTCTCATCTCAATCTCGCATCAAGAAGGTTGAAATATGGCGAAGCGCAAGCGAAGCACCGAACGTCCTCTATCGCATCGGGCAGTGGAAGATCGACGGTACTATAACCACCAGTGCCACGAATGGCGGCAATGTGGAGTTTACTTTGCCAGCCGGTCATACCCTCACCGTTGGTGCGCGGATCACCGTCAGCGGTCACAGCGTAGGCGACTACAACCAAACGCACGAGATTACCGCAGTCACCGCTACAACCGTCGTTACCGACGACACCTATACGTCAGACGGAACCGGCGGGACTTGGGTGTTCGAGGGGTACATGGAAGACACGTCCTCGGACTCAACACTCCAAGAGGCCGCGAAAGATAATAGCAACCTGCGTCTGCCGGTGCTCAATGCGAATGGTTCTATTTGGGCCAATCGATTCGCCCCGCCTCCCAACTGGAAAGCGGTCTGCAAATCGTTTCAGGATCGCTTTTGGTACGGCGTGGATGTTGTCTACTCCGAGGGGACTGTCTCTGCCAGCAGTGGCTCAGCGACGGTCACCGGTTCGGGTACGAACTTTGAGACTGCGATGGCGGGTCGCTACATCTACGTCGATGGCGGCTCTAAGGGTCACCTGATTGACTCGGTCGGTTCGACAACGTCCCTCACGTTGGCAGAGGAAACCGATGAGGCATGGTCGGCCGACACGTTCGCAATCCGATCCTCCCCCACGGAACGCAACGCGATCTACTTCTCCGAGGTCGATGAACCGGAGAGTGTGCCTCGCACCAACGTCATCGACATGCAAGAGAACACCGACGACGACGACGAGATAACCGGCCTCATGCCGTTTGGGGCGGTGCTCTACATCCTCAAGAGTCGTCACGTGTACGCCCTCTCGTTCGTCTCTCAGCCCCTTATCGACGTGAGCGGCCCGAGGCTCATCTCGGAGCGTGGCGCGTGCAATCCTCGCTGCTACGACTTCCACGAGCGGAAGGCGTACCTGATGGACAACAGCGGTGCGTGGTCGATGGACCTCAGCGGGGGAGAGGCGCCGATCAGCGTGGCGATTCAAGACATCTTCCGAGACACAATCGATTGGTCAAAGCAAGATTGGTTCAGCGTCGTGACCGACAAGGTGCATGACCTGGTCTACTTCTTTGTTGCCTTCACGGGCGACTCGGGAACCTACCCCACCCGCGCGTTGGTGTTCAACATTCGCACCAGCCAGTGGTGGACCGAGAGCTATCCCGATGGGATCGGCGACTCGGGCAAGGTGGAGATTTCAGGTGCGATTACCACGCTACTGGGAGGCAGCAATGAGCGTGTTCTCGAGGTTAATCAAGATGGTCCGGACCTCCTCGCCACGGCGTTCTCGGGCACGGCGACAGCGGGGGGAGCGTCTACCCTCACGGATTCCGGTGCATCCTTTGCAGCCATCCCTGTGGGAACAATCGTTGCCATTACTGGAGGAACCGGCAAAGGGCAGACTCGCGCAATCGCTTCTCACACCGGAACCGTACTCACCGTAAGTTCTGCCTGGACGACGCAGCCCGATACCACGAGCACGTATTTGGTGGGCGCCATCGAGTACGACTTCCGAGGCGGTATCTTCGCTATGGCACCCGGCAAGACTGAGCACGAGCGTGGATTCGAGTTAACCTTTGAGCCTACGACCAATGCCAACAACTTGATCCTGCGGCACTACGTGAACCACGAGACGACCGCGAAGTCTCAGGACGTGACGCACGGCGAGGACTTTGGTGGTCGCATCACACGCACCGCCAACTCGGTGGACATCGATGTTCCTCTCGGGACAACCGACGATAACAGCAACTCCCGGCCGGGTTGGGCGTGGGCTGGTGTTGGTGGTCGGCACGAGGATCGAATGGATGGTGAGCGTTGGGCCACTCCCGAACTGAATGGGTTCAAGGGTGACGACGCCATCGACATCTACGACCTGATAGTCAAGGGAACCGGATAGTGTTTACAACACGAGTAGACGAATTTAACAAGCAGCGCGGCCTCGGATACGACCACCTGGTTGATTCGATGATCGAGCTATTCGGCAAATGCACTGCGGAACTTGAGCACCGCGGACCCACCACGTTTGAGATTAACGGGACCGAGCCGGAACGCTTGGGACTCTCGGGCCTCAAGTTGCCTAAGCTGCATACGCCCGAAGCAGGTGGTGAGGCCGGTGATCAACTCGGTGGCTACAACAACGACTTCTCGTTTCCAAACCAGTGGAACCCGGGCTTCCCCTCGGGATTCTCTCAGAATGGTTGGCCTCGGTACGGTATCCCGCTGCAGATTCCCCTCTCGTTTCAAAACGCAGACTTCAACGCTCGAACTGACATCTACGCTGCCCTCAAGACGCTCAACAACTTTGGATTCTTTGAGCTACCCGAGAACTGGGATGACATCGCAGCCGCGCCCGTGAACATCCAGAAGGGGCGGGCACATAACGCCTTCAATCAGTTCAATCAGGGTGTGGCGGTTTTCGTGCCGATCCTCAGAAGGGATCGCCCCAACGCGAAGCAGGCGCAGGTGGGTGCTCAGGCGAACAACGTCTGTATCATCGTGCAGGGTGATCAGATCGTGAACAAGATATTCGCGGCCCAGCATAACTTCTTCCAAGAGGGTGCGACTCACTTCCATTTCCACTCGGCCAAGGACACCGCGACAGCAGGAGGCGACAACACGCTAACCGACTCGGCGGCATCGTTCGGGGAACTGACCGAGGGAACCCCCATCTACATTATCAGCGGCACCGGGGCGGGGCAGACTCGCTACGTGCTATCCAATACCGCAACCGTCATCACGGTGAGTGAGGACTGGACCACGAACCCGGACGCAACCAGCGAGTACATCGTGGGTGGCACGCACATCCACAATCACACGGTGTTCACCAAAGACGTGGAGTTCACCGGTACCGTCACGGGTGCTGGTGGCGATGGTAAGGTCAAGGTTCATACGGGTGATGCCTCCGACTTCCTTGAGGACCAAGTGGAGTGCTTGACGTCGGGCGTGTACGACAGTGCCGAGCACACGCGGATTTGCTTCGAGCGGATCAACGACAACCTGCTGGGCTATTTCAGCCCCAATTCCTACACCGGCACGATCCCCGACGGGGAGAACGGGATCATCGTCTATCGGGATGGTGTCCCAACGGTCGAGGCTATTCACGACCCGTACGTCACGCGATCCACCACCAACCACACCTTCACCGGTACGCCGGCCGACATGCCGCTTGATGCGGAACTGGCCTCGAGCAGCATCGGCACCTTCGCCTCGGATGAAGTGACCACGATGGTTGATGGCGCGATTGCCGTGTCGGCCAAGGTCTGCCTGGACGTGAACGGTGGCAGCCCCAGTGGCGAGAACACCGCGACGGTCAAGCTGCAGTGCGACGATGGCGGCGGGTACTCCGATGTCAACGACGGTGAAATAAGCATCTACCTTCCCAACGTGGGCACGGGGATTGGTTGCGGTCACCTGGAGGTGCAACTCGATAGCGCAGTGGGGAACAAGTACAAACTCGTCATGACTCGGGTTAGCGGCTCTGACACCCTGCAGAATGTCACCGAGTCCACCATGCGGATCACCCCGCTCGCTAACTCCATCGTCGATACGGTTCACTACGGACTGCAGCGGGTGTGGGAACCTATCTCGTCTGTGGCTGGCACTGCGGAACTGGCAAGTGGTGCCCTGCTATCAGACATCGAGTCATCGGACGTTTCTCGCAACGGGTCATTCACCTGCGGTCCACTGGGCAACGCCTTTCGCCTGGGCGGCACGACGGTCAAGGCGATGCGGTCGGACACGCTGGCGTTCAATCCCGACTCGGATTGGTCGATGTCGTTTTGGTGGCGTGCGCCGACGTCGTGGGAAGTGGACTCGGACAACGTCGCGAAGATGGTCATACGATCCGATACCGGTGCCCACCTGGTTGTGTACTGGCAGGAATCGACGTTCGGTTCAACCTCGGTGTTCTTTGGTGCCCAATACTCAAAAGAGGCGACATCGTCAGGCAACACGTTCATCTTCCTTGACGCACTCGGTACCACCACTTGCTATCACACCGTCTTCACGTGGGACAGCGCGGCAGAAGAAATGAAATACTACTTGAATGGCACCCTGGACACGACCGACAGTTCGCCAAGCAATTGGACATTCTCACCGGAGCCTTCCGCCGAGGACCTGTTCTCGATCCACTCCATTGGTGATTCGACCCGAACCGTCGATGTGTCTCAGATCGCTTGCTACAACCGCAAACTCTCGGCACAAGCGGTTACGGACCTCTACAACAGCGGTAGCGGCGTTTCCCTCTAGGTTTCCCATTTGACCACCCGGCCCTCTCTCGTGTAGTATTTTCGGTGCGATCCTGCGGGGGATAGCAGACCAATCCCCGTAGGAGTATCCGATGGCACTTGAAGCAGTCTTTGCCAATCCAGCCGCGCCCGCCGGCATGGACGCTGACCAGTTCAATCAGCTTCTCGCCCTCCAGCGACTCGCCCAGCAGCAGAACAACCAGCAAGCACAAGTTGGTGCGCTGCAGCAGCAGAACTTCCTCAACGCGATGCAGGGCAACGCGAACCGTGCGCAGAACGACTTCCAGTTTGGGGTCGGTGCGCGTGAGGCGGAACAACAAGACATCCGCCATCTCATGAACGCGGCACTCGACCGTGAGGCGATGTACGGCAACTACACGATGGATCGCAATGCGAATCTCGCTAACGATCAGATGTCCCGCAACCAGATGTATCAGAACAATGCTGCGGATCGCCAGTTGAAGGGCGACCTCGGCATGAACGCTCTGAACATGCAGTACGGTTTCGAGGACTCTGCCCTCAACAGGACTCTCGCCAAGCAGGTTGGTGACCGCAACGCTCAGATGCAGTTCGGCTATGACTCGCTCAACGCAAGCAACGCGATGGCGGATCAGTTCAACCTGCGTGGCTACAACGATGCGTCTCAACAACGCTCTCTCGAGGCGCTGCTGGGAATGACTGGCATGAACCAGCAGACCGCGGTTGCATCCCGTGGGCAGGATATGGACTACACGCTCGGTGGTCGTGGGCAAGACCTTCAAGCACAGATGCACAATCAGAACATCATGCTGGGCGACAAGGGCATGAACCTGGACTACCTCAACTCGGGGTATGACCGGCAGCTAACGCAGAACCTTGCGAACCAGCAGACGAACCTCACTGACGTCATGAACCAGCGACAGTACACCAACGCTGGGTTGGATCGGGATGCGCTCTATGGTTTCAAGAACGCAGAACTGATGCAGAACACCGGGCTTGCTCAGGAACAAATGGGTCGGGAGTACGGCTACCGCAATGACGCACTCGACCGTCAGTACGATTGGAACTACGACAAGCTGAACTTCATGGGGAACATGATACCGGGCGTTCTCGGTCAGGTCGGGGGAATGGTTGGGGGAATGGGCGGCGGTGCCAGCGGGGGAATGTCTGGATTTCAAGACATCGGCACCGGCCAATTCTCAGCATTACCGGGTGCATCGCCTCCGCTTGGCGGAGCGGGGGGAGCACCCGGTTTTGCAACCACCCAAGGACCGATCACGGCGCAAGCACCAACGCAGGGAGCGATCCAAGGTGCTGCCCAAAACCTCGGTCAGATGGGTACTCCGACGATGCCTAACACCCCGTTCCAGATGAGTCCGGGCGCGGGTGCCGAACTGGCGGGTATCGGATCGGCCGCGAACAACATGGCGAACACAACCGCTCAGATGGACATGCAAACCGGGCTGATGCCGGCGCAGGCTCAACTGGGTCAGTCGATCAATCAGATGCGTGGAAACCTGGCACTCGGCCAGATGCAGCAGATGGGCAACCTTCGCGGTGACCAACTCAACCAAGCGGCCGGCTACATCATGCCAGCGCTAAACCTCATCGGGAGCATTGGATAGTGTTTGATCAGCAATACACGCCCGAACAAATGGCGATGGCTCAGCAGTTGATGCAGCAGCGTGTTGCATCCGGACAGATGATAGCCAACGACGATGGCACCTACACACGGAGTAACGCTGGTGCTGTCAATCAGAATGGCATTCCCGTGTCACAGATGGCACTCTCTCAGGGATACAAGGATTGGTCCCCTCAGATGCGGAATATGTCCACCGTCAACGCGACGTCGATCCCTGGACTGGCACCGGGCAACTACGACATGAATTCGTTCTCGGGCATCCCGGGTACCGAATCGTTCAAGATGAATTCACCAACAGGGATGACGCAGGCACCGCAACTGCAGGCCCAGTCAGCCCCAATGTCGCAGCCCCCGGTGAGCTATGGTGGTGGCTACACGCAGCAACCCCCGATGACTCAGCCTCAGCAGATGGCACCGGTCGGTGGTGGTGGCATGGGCACGATGCCTTCCGGCGCAGGCACGACCCCGGATTACTGGCAGGGTGTCTCGGGCGGCTCGGGCGGCGGTATGCCCTCGGGCGGCGGCAACGTGCAAATGGGCATGAGCGGACCCAACCCCAACGTCGTTGGCGCAGGTGGTTCAACACCCGGTTACGGTCAAACTCAGGCTGCCGCGAACCAACCCCCTTCGATGCCCGGCACTGCCGATCAGTGGCGAGGTGGAGGCGGCGGCGGAGCACCGGCCGGCGGCGGCGGCATGAACTTCGACCAGTGGGTTCAGCAGAAACTAAACCCACCCGAAGCGCCCAGCGTGCAAGAGCAGTTCGGCGGCACTCCCGGCGAATACTTCAACCAACTGCAGGGGATGAACGCCTACACCCCGCAGAACGCACAACTGCCGGCACCCTATCAGACGCCTTACTACGCGCCTCCCGAGATGGGATTCAACGCGCCCGATATGTACTCGCCGCAGAACTACCAACAGCCCGGCTTCGATGCACCTGGTGCTGTGATGCCTGGTGCTACGCCGCAGATGGGTGGACTGCCCGGCGCAAACATGCCCGGTGGTATCCCGAACTTGCCGCAGATGCCCGGTGTGACCATGGCGCAGGACTTCCAGCAGCAGGGCAACGACTACGGGTTCGACTCCACCTATCAGCCCGGCAGCGTGAACGACTACCGCAACGACTACCAGCGGCCGGAACTGGCGAACCCCTATGCCAACGGGATTCCCGGGATTCCCGGTGGTGCTGGTG